GCTATCAGGCGAACCCTGGAAAAAGGTTGAGCGCAACCCACACCAGCGCAGAAGCGGGCGGGATGCCCTGGACAGAAACGCAACATCCTCTTGGGGGCTCGCTGGGTACGTCAAAAAGAACGCGGGTTGGCGTTATCAGACAGATGTAATCACCGGTAATAGCAAACCCTATATGTCACACAGCGAGCGTACTGAACACCCAACCCAAAAGCCCGTAGCGGTTGTATCTACACTTGTCGGGTGGCTAACAAACCCCAACTATGTAGTCTGCGACCCCTTCATGGGTTCAGGGACAACCGGCGTGGCCTGCGTCCAAACAGGCCGCAAGTTCATAGGAATCGAGATTTGTGAAGACTATTTCAACATCGCCGTGAAACGAATCTCAGAAGCACAGCAACAGATAAGGCTAGGAATATGAACGAACAAGCCATTCGCTGGTTAGCCGACGCAACCCACATGACGCTGTTTGGGGTCACTATCCAGCAAGTGTGGCAGGACCTATGGCTGTGGGAAAAGCTCTTGAATCAACACGAAGTGAAGACCATTGTAGAAATAGGCACTAAGCATGGTGGGTTGTCTCTGTTCCTACAGTGTCAGGCCATTCAGAGAAAGCTGAGATTTGCGACGGTTGACTTGCATCCTTACAAGGCAAGCCCGCTGGCCTTACGATTGGGGCTCATAGACAACTTCTTCTTGGGAAACGTCTTTGAGCACTGGGGGGCGACGCTGAGGGAGTTGCTTGGAAGTTGTGCCCATCCAGTGATTCTATTCTGTGACGGCGGTGACAAGCGCATGGAGTTTGACTGGTTTGTTCCTAGCCTACAAGCAGGGGATATAGTGGGCGTTCACGATTGGGGGATGGAGTTCTTTGAAGAAGACGCGTGCCACAAAGAATTGTTAACACCCATTCTCTGGAGCGAATGTGAGGCATTGGATAGCTGGACTAGGTTTTGGGAGGTAAAATGAGACAACACATTGAACGAAACGGAGTTTGGACGCAGAAGCGGTCTGTGGGCAAAGAAAAGGGCTACAACCTATGCGAGAACTGTAGGTTCTTCAAGCCAGGCAGTCCTGAGAACTGTAAGCGGGTTATTGGCCTGGGAAACTTCTGTAAGGCAACTAATATGGTAGTCGTGGTCTGGAGTTGCCCATTGTTCGAGGTGGCCGATGATTAAAGAAAGCGGGGTCGCGACGTGGATATGCGATTGTTGTCAGAGGGAGGCTGTCATCCACGGGCAGGGCCGACCAGATGGGTGGGCGTGGGTGCGGATTTATGTAGAAGGCACTGTTTTGGATCACTTGTGTCCGACTTGCGCTGTGGCTATTGAGCACGCCTTGGTTCGAACGATAAAAGAGCTGAACGCCAGGAGACAGAATGAAGTTCAATCTTGAAACGGCTAAAATTGTTGATGGAGCTTTGCACCTAGTCATCTCAAACGATAGGGGCGACCGTGTCGAAAGGTATTGTCCTTTGAAGCGTGCGATTTACGGCAAGGACAATGAAGACATGGACAAGAAGTGGACAGAAGAGCTTGTTAGCCACGCCGTTCCATTGATGAATTGGCTCTTGCAACGGCAGCCGCTAGAGAATGTGCGTGGCAGAATACTGGTGACACTTCGGGAGAAAGGCTATGACGTTGAATGACCTTGCCATCTTTGGCAACAAACCAGCGTTTGACACCATACTCCACGTCGGTAGGCCTAACATCGGCGACCGCGCGAAGCTACACGAAGCCCTAGACAAGATGCTGGACAGAAAGTGGCTTACTAACGATGGTCCCTACGTCCAAGTGCTGGAAAACAAAGTCAAGGAACTTCTGGGGGTTAAGCAATGCGTGGCGGTTGCCAATGGGACGCTGGGGCTAGAGATTGCGGCGCGGTCGCTGTTCAGCGCGGGGCACGTGATAGTCCCATCCTTCACCTTTATAGCGACCGCGAGTGCTTTAGACTGGGTGTGGCTCAAACCTGTGTTTGCCGACATCGACCCAAGGACGCACGTCTTAGATCCAGAAGATGTTGAAGCTAGAATTACTGAAGACACAGTGGGTATTCTAGGAGTGCACGTTTGGGGAACCCCGTGTGCGCCACTAAGCCTAGAAGCTATCGCCAAGCGGCACGGCGTCAAAGTGTTCTTCGATGCGGCCCACGCCTTTGACTGCCAGCACATGGGCACTCAGATAGGGAACTTTGGGGAATGCGAAGTCTTCAGCTTGCACGCAACCAAGTTCTTCAACAGCTTTGAAGGCGGATTGATAACGACCAATGATTGTGAGCTGGCTGTGAAACTGCGCAGGCTCAGGAACTTTGGCTTTGTGGGGGACGGGACGCACAGCGTAGTGTCTGCGGGGACCAACGCCAAGATGAGTGAGATCCACGCCGCCGCTGCCTTGGTGAACCTGGAATCCCTGGGGGAGTTTGAGTCCCAGAATGCTAGCAATTATACCTACTACCGCGAATGGTTGCCCGAAGGGTTAAGGTTATACCCACTAGAACGCGCCAGCAACTACCAGTACATTGTAATCGAAGTTATGGAAGGCCCGCTAACAGCAGACAACTTGCGGAACATTCTGTGGGCGGAGAACGTCCACGCTAGACGGTACTTTGCACCGCCGTGCCACAAGGTTTACCGCGCGCGGTACAACCTGCCGAATACGGACCTTGTGTCTAGCCGAGTTCTGGTGTTGCCAACTGGCATGGCAGTAGAGCGCCAGGACATTATGAAGATATGTGAGATTATAGCCTACTGCATGGATAACGCGGAAGAAATTGCCGAGAGGTTGAAGAATGAGCGGGAAGTGGTTTGACGAACGGGACATCAAAGCCTTCAACATGATGATGGGTGCGGCCAGTAACGGTTGCCTGCCGCCGTACACGGTAGAGTTTTCCATCTACATTGGCACCCAGGAAGAAGACTGGGATGGGGGCTATGACGACCACATCACGGCTATTATGCTGACCCAGCACGGACGGCCAGACGACAAGGAATATGTTTCCACTAAATACCCATTCATCTTAGCCGTAGAAGACATCATCGAACAGATGAATGCCGCAGAAAAGTTGAAGGATGCCAAAGCCTAAGTGGGAAGAAGTTAGAGACGCTAGGGGTAAGCTGCTTTTTGAGATTGACGCAGAACGCGGCCTTGTTCGGGTTGTGTCGGGCGGGAAGCGGACCATTGTAGACTTGAAGGACTACGAGAAGGACCAGAGTGACAAAGAAACCCATATTTGAACTTTGGGCCGTTATCTGCTATACTATAAGAGATTACGCCGTTCGTTTCGACGGACGGTCGCGGGCAGGCGCGGTTGACTTCATGTCACGTTCTGCCCAGCTAAGGTCCTAATGGGTCGGGACTTGCTGTACGCATAAGGCCTATGTAAGCGGAAATGTGAAGGTACAGCCGCTAAAAGAATAGAAGACCGGCTAGACCGGCATAACGAGCGTCGAGAGAACGCCGAATTTCCACAGAGCGCCACAGAGCGCCGAAGGGATTCGGCGTTTTTGTTGTATTGGAGAACCCTATGACTTATGACTTTCAAGGAATTGAGAGTGTCTATCCTACGCAAGACCCGCCCATCAAGCGGCTAAGGCGCAAGATTGCAGCATGGATAATGCGCAGCCCGTGGCCCAAGCCGCCGCCTGAGAGTCAAACTACCGTTCACGGGATCGGGGCGGGGACGCTCGACGAGCTTGCCAACCCATTTTACAGAATTTCCAACAAGCGCAAACAAGTTTACCACGACCTTCGGGAAATGGACGCCACGGTAGATGAAGTTGCAACGGCCTTGGATATGTTGGCTGGCAATGCTGTGGCTACCCAATCTGGGGGAAAAGAACCGTTCACAATTGCCTACGTTGGGACTGTAGCAAAGTGGAAGAAGGACATGATTGAAAGGCTTCTCGCCCGCACGCGGTATGGCGAAAAGGCCTACGAGATCGCCAGGGGGACCCTGAGAGACGGGGATGACTTTCGGCAGTATGTAATCGACGAAGACCGCAACATTGTACGGCTCATGTATATGCCGCCAGAATCAATGGTCAGGAACGAAGATTATACTGGCTCGTTGATGACTGGTTCACAGCGAGGGCAGTGGGCCTACGAGCAATTTGATCCCGTGACTGGACGATTCCTTGCAGGCTTCAAGCCGTGGGAGATTCTACACTCGCGGTGGAATCGTTCTGGAGCATCAGCCTACGGCAGGTCTTTGATTGCAACGGCCAGGACATCATGGCGGAAGCTTCAGTCGATGGAGGAAGCCCTTGTGATTAACTGGATCACCAGGGCATTTGCAAGACTCTTGTTTACCCTGGACGTAACGGGGAAGAGTCCAAAGGAAGCCCAGGCTGCTATTCGCGAATTTAAGCGCACGCTACAGACCCGAAAGATTGCCAAGGACGTGGAGGGAGTAGAACAACTATCTATCGTCAAAGACATTTTCGTGGGGCGTGCTTATCACGACATAGGGGGAAAGGCTCAGGAAGGACTTACTGACGCGAAGGTGCTCGACACGTCTAGTACGGGATACATGAACCTGTCGGCTATTAACTACTACCGCAGCAAGATCATTATGAGCCTAAGGACTCCAAGGGCTTATCTAGGGCTAGAAGAAGACATCAACGCGAAAGCCACGCTGGTGCAGGAAGATCGCCGGTATGCCAAGTTCATCATGCAGATTCAGGCAATGCTAACGCTAGGGATTCGCGAGACGATTAATTTGCAATTGGCACTTCAGGGCGTAGACCCTGCGAAAGTACACTACATTGTGGATTGGCCTGCGCAGGGCTGGACAGACCTGGTGGAGAAGAGTGAAGCATTGCTGAACTACGCCAAGGCGGACGAGATTCTGTTGCCGCTGAAGGCGATAGATTTGGAACACATCGCGACGACCCAGCAGGGAATGTCGAGTGTCCAATGGGACGCGATGAAGGAGAGAATAGAAAATGAATCAGTTCCTATGCCAGAACTGCGGGGAGCCGCTGACTAGCGTCACTTACGTTAATGGCAAGATGGTGCTTCTGTGTAAGAAGTGTGGTCAGTTTGTAGAGTGCGAAGTGGATATTGCGGACAAACCGCTAACCGCCGACCGCGCTACGCGCGACCATGTAAAGTGCTTGGGAGAATAGGCGGCCACGGCCTGAGATAACGGGCTAACCGGCGCGAGTGGCCCCGCGCAAGAGGTTATGAAATGCCGTACACCATCACCGTTCGGGATAATGAATACTGTGTTTATCGCAAGGACAGTAACGGGAAGCCCTTTGGTAAGACTTTAGGGTGCCACCCCACGAAGAAGAAAGCCATTGCCCAGATTGGTGCGATTGAGAGTTCTGAGAAACGGGAGGAGGCGGGCGACCATATCTGTGTCTGCCCTGAGTGTGGGGCCAAGGTTACTGCTGAGATCGGGCAGAAGTGCAACGCAACGAAATGCCCAAAGTGTGGTGCGATGATGCGAGCGGAAGGGGCCCCGCGCCTAAGCAGGGAGGAGGCGAGCTACATGGTTATCGTAGAGGGCTGGCTGCCTAAAGGAATCAGCCAGAACGATTTGGACGACGGGGATTTCGCTTGGTTATCCAACGCCTACAAGAGTGGGAAGACGGACGATAAGTCTAAGGGCCGCAAACTGCCATACAAAGTGCATGGCAAGGTCAACCGTGCGGGCTGGAAGGCTGCGTGGAGGGCTGCGGCCCACCCAGGTGCTAGGCACCCATCGTTTGCGGGCGGTCCTAGCCAACAGGCTGTGTTGAAGAAACTGCGGGCAGCAAAGCCAAAGGGGATTGAGATAGACGTGAAGAATCGGTTTACGGATACGGAAGAGAACACACCAGCGGTGCTGATTGCATCTGAAAGGCCGCTAGAAATCTTAGAAGAGACACAGGGTGGTCTCAGGGTTGCGGGAGTAGCTTTGATTGACGGGGCCATCAGTAGCAACCGTCGCCTTTACACAGCAGAGTTCAATGATAGGTGCATGGAGGCGACGAACAAATACATGGCGGAAGGCGGGACCGTCACCATCTTCAGTCGGCATGGGAACGCAGTAGGGCGGAGCGGGCAAATGCCGACCGCCCTGCCGATTGGGAAGGTGTCGGCCCCGCTTTACCGAAAGGAAAGTGAGATTTGGTACAACGGGTTCATTGTCGATACGACCGAGGGCAACGATGTAATCAAGCTCATCAAGGCCGAGGTTATGCTTGCTACTTCCATTCGGGCCATATCCTACAAAAGCCGCATGCGTAGGATGAACGGCCAGGATGTTGAGGAGCTAATAGAAGCAACCATTGTTGGGATTGACACGACGGACGAAGCGGGAATCAGGGGTGCGGGCATCCGCGAGGTGCTTGAGGAAGCCCCACAGTTTGAAGAGGAGGAAGACATGGACTACGAGAAGATTACTATGGAGGAACTGCTTGAGCACCGCAAGGACCTTCTGGACGAGCATGCGGCAGCCGTTCAGGAAGCCATGCAGGTCAAGGTGGATGAGGCAGAGGCAAGAGTCGCGGAAGTAGAGGCCAAGCTCCAAGAAAAGGTGGGCGAGTACGACACCTTACTCGAAGAGAAAGGTGTTATTTCCGAAGCTGCGGAAGGTCAGGTCAAGGACCTGGCGCTAAAGCTCAAGATTGCCGAGGCAGCTAATTTTGGCGGGATGTCCGAAATTGTGCTCGAAGAGCTAACAAAGAAGGTGAAGTGCGAAGAGGACATTGAAAAGTACCTGAAGGAAGCCAAGGACAAGGCTATGACGGTGATTCTGGGGCGGGCTAGCACCGCGAGCGCGAAGGGTCAGACCCTATTCACCGAAGAGGACAACGAACCTAAACTGGATGCTGTGCAACGTGGCATTCTGAGATTCGTCGGGAGGGAAGAATAATCATGGAGAGGATTGGGACTGAAGTAATCCTTGGCGGGGGCGACACCTACCGAGATTACATGAATGAGAGGCGGAAGTACAAAGATGCCCTGGTTAACAAGTGGCAGTGGCTGCTTGAGGGCACCAAGAAACAGAACCTGAAGAAAATCGACCGAAGTCTTTGGCCGACAATGGCGATGGTGTTCGAGAACCAGGTGCTTTCAACAGAACGGAGCCTGATGGAGGCCACAACCACGGGGGGTGTTTCTATGCCCACGCTGTACTCGTTGCCGATTATCCGCAACGTGTACCCGAACCTTATTGCCATGAAGATCGCAAGCGTCCAGCCGATGCCAATGTCGAGTGCGGGCGTTATGCAGATCTTCTACCAGGACTTTCAGCGAGAAGATGCTTCTGACGCTAGTCTGAAGGTTTCTGACTCTGACTATGCACTTGGCGCAGAAAACTCGGTGCCAAAGCGTGTGAAGATGGTAATCACGTCTGAGACCGTGACTGCCGTCAAGAACATTCTTGGAGCATCGTGGTCACAGGAAGTTCAGGAAGACGCGATGGGTTCGCTGAATATCGACGTAGAGTCTGAGCTGATCACGCAGATGTCCCTTGAGATACTAAGGGAGATTGACCAGATCGTCATCGCCGAGATGTTGGCGGGCGCGACCGCTGGTGCAAGTACGTGGACATGGACGAACACGAGCACCTGGTCGAATCAGGAATGGTACAAAGGCCTAGGGCACGCGTTTGTGGACATGGAAGACGACATTTACGGTGCACGCTTCCGCAGCGGTCAGTGGATTATCGCTGGTCGAAACGTGGTGAAGTACATCCGCAAGATGTCAGACTTTGTGCCCGCACCGCGCAACCAACCGTTTGATCCGTTCAAGATGGGTGTGGAGAACATCGGGCGACTCACAGGATACTGGGACATTTACCTGACGAACTACCTGAATACAAACCGCGCCATCATGGGCGTGTATCCAAGGTCAGTAATCGATACGGGCTACGTGTTCTCGCCGTACATTCCACTCACGCCAATGCCGAAGATCTACGCGGAATATGCTGCACATGATGATGCGACGTTCCCAGGCGCGTACTCGAACACCGACAAGTGGAGTCGAAACGTCCGCACGAGATATGCCAGGAAAATGGTTGTACCAGAGCTCTTTGCAACGCTGACAATCTCTGCCTAGACGATAGGGGGGTCTATGCTCGTTCGGAACTTTACGGGCATTAAGCAGCGTGATTCGTTGAGTGGTGTAGTGATTCACCCCGACGAATGGACGGACTTGCCCTATGATGCAGCACTCAAGTTCTGGAGATTGCGAGTCGCAGAACTAGACGACTCGCAGTCTCCAGACAGGTGGTGGAAAGAGCCGGACGGGACCCATATCTTCTGGACAAGCCCCTTTTCGTTGGGGGATGGCTATGCGACCGCAGCGGAGAGTATGGTTCTGGCTCTTCTAAGGCAAGGACTCAAGTTACACCTAGCACAAACATGGTTTGGGCAGATGTACGGGCTTGACAAACGAATAGTCGATGGGCTGCGAGAAGTTCATCCGGCACCGATGCAGGTAGGCATCTGCATGGCAACACCGGGCGAGTTTAATAAGCTACCCACGCCCTACAAGATAGGCATTACCATGTACGAAGCAGATAACCCTTTGGAGAACTTGCCGGAGTGGAGGCATGAATGTCGCATCTTGGATATGCTCATTGTACCGTGTGAGTATTGTAAGAGAACGTTCAGCAAGTTTGTAACCCATTGCCCAATCAAGGTCGTACCGCTCGCGGTAAACCCGTTTTACTACACAGCGAAGAAGAAGAAACCGAAAGACACATTCACGTTCGGGATGCACGGGACCCTAACGGGAAGAAAGTCACCACTCGAACTTATAGATGCTTTCCAGAAGGCGTTTCCAACCGAAACGGACGTGAGGCTAGAACTGAAGACCAGGTTGGGAATCTGTGGATACAGGCAGAACCACCTACCTACCATAACAGATTCCAGGGTTACCATACTCGACGAGGATTGGCTGGCCCCGAAGCTGCGAAAGTGGTTAGAGGGAATAGATGTTTACATATTCCCTTCCAAGGGTGAGGGATTTGGGATGCCGCCGAGAGAAGCAATGGCAACGGGGTGCCCTACGATGCTGACAAACCACACGGGACTGGCTGGGGTGTGTAACAAGGAGTACAACTGGCCCATCCCCGTGGCAAAGGAAGAAGAGAGTCCTTTGGGTGGGCTGTGGAGGCTGCCCGACTGGGATTACGTCATAGAAACCATGCGGTGGATGTACCTTAACAGGGGAAAAGCTTACAAGAAGGGCCACAGGGGCGCAAGGTGGTTCATAAAGAACCACGGGGCTGACGCTGCTGCAGCGCAACTGAAAGCTGTTATTGAAGGAATTAACCCCTTAGAAAAACATGCGGTTAGGAGAGTGCACACAGAAACGATTGCAGGCGGCGCATCTAAAAAGCACACAGCATTCTACGCAGAGATAGAAAGGTTGCTCCCTAAGGGGAAGATTCTCGATGTAGGCGTGGGCGAAGGCGTCCTGTACGCAGAACTTGTGAAGCGAGGGTATCAAGTTACTGGCATCGTAGAGCCGAACAAGCTATTGTACATTACCAGGCTACTAGAAGCCCACGGGATTGTGCCTAACCTACTTCCGCAGAAGCTATTTGATTCCCGTAGGCTGAACGCAAAGTTCGATGCTTGTGTGAGCCAGGGGGTGTTGCAAGACTACCGCATGCCCGAAATCCAACTAATAGTCAGGTCTTGTTTGGAAGTAGCGCCGCTAGTACTGTTTTCAGTCCCAACGGTGCACTACCCGACAGGCTTTGGGCCTAGAGCAGGCCTTTGGAGACGAGATAAGTGGGAAGACACGCTAAGGGCTTTCGACTTCGAGTTCCGCTATTATGGGGCTCGCCAATATCTAATGTGCCAGATACACGGCCTTGACCACGGCCTTAAAGCCCCTAGCTATGGCTATATGGTGGACAATGTATGGCATCCAGGCGCTTGGCAAAGACCGGACGGGAAGGTAGTTAGGGCCGAGCGAGAGTGAGGAAACTATGCTCCTGACAGCAATTCGGGAAGCCGTTAGAGACGTATACACAACGGAAACCTATACAGACGAGCAACTGGACAGGCGAATAGCCAGTGCGGTGAAGTGGTACAGTAGGTGGAACCCGCACATCAAGAACACTAGTTTCTCAGTCGTTAAAGACCAGCAGTACTACGACTTGCCAAGCGATTGCCTAAGAAACTACATAGAAAGGGTGGAATACTGGCCTTCTGGAGGGATAAGCCTGGAACTGAATGCTGCAAATGAATACGCTTTTGCATACCCGACTGCGGAGTACACCTATGATTTGTACTCGCAAAGAGTAACGGCGGACATAAGGCAGCAAGAGTTCATTCGCAGAATCAAGGGCTACTACTTCATCGAAAACAACCAAATAGGACTCTTTCCTGTACCAGATGGCAGTGTAGTTACGGTCTATGTCTATTATGGCGCGGCGCATGTGATAAGCGGAGATCCAGAAGCTTACGCCACAATCCCCGCCGAAGATCTTGGCATTATCCGAGATCTTACTTTAGCAGAGATTATTCAGGGAAAGCAGATTGAGTTTTCGGTAGAGCCAAACTACACAGAAGGTATGCAGAAAACAATAAAGTCCCAGATTCCCAAGAATGTAGAAGCTACGGTGAGAATGCTACGGGGTGAGTGCCAGGCAAAGTATACCAGAAACATGGTGGGTAGCTGATGCCTGGAGTGAATCTTACTGCAAGACGAAGAGATGTAAAAAGAATCATCGACGACGACCCATGGACAATCGTTGTTCATACGCCAGGAAGAACATCTGACGACGCCGAGACCACACAGACTTTCACTGGAAGAGTGCAGCCCCAGGGCGGTAGGGGTTTCATGGACCTGAACCCGAAGTACATGGGGGGGGAGCGGTCCTTAACCAGATACGCATGGCTCATTTTAGCAGAGTGGGATATTGACGAAGTGAAGGGGGGGGATGAAATAGACGCCACTCACGCAGCCACGGGTATAACCAAAAAGCTGAAGGTGTTTCATGCAGACCAGTATCCCTACAAGTGGGAGATACAGCTAGATGAGCGTCAAAGATAACGAAGGGCCTTTCATCATGCGGGCCAAGCCTGTAACGGGTTGTTTCGAATGTTCTGTGTGTCATTCTATGAAGTTGAGGTTTGACTTTAACCCATACAAGGGTCAGTTGACGCTATCGTGTGACCAGTGTGGGAATCACAGAACAATGAACTTTGCAATGGGAATGGAGATTGATGGCCGGAAGTGATATGGCAGAGGTCATTCGCTACTTTCTAAAGAACAACGCCGCGGCAGCAACTCTGAGAAGCTACGTTCAGGGCGGGACGGACAACATCTTGGCGGCTGGAGACCTAACGGACGAGATTCTATCAGATGCGGTAGACGCCAGGAGGACTGCTGGAGTAGATAACGTTGCTTTAGCCATATCGGTGCAGGACGCGGGGGAAAGAGAGACGGGGTTCCTTCAGAATGACATGTTTGTCGCGGTCAGGGTTTACGACCGATATAGGGGCTACAAGAATCTGCGGAAGTGCAAGATAGAACTTATGAAGATTCTCGTAGGGCACTTTGCTAACTTGACGGCGGGTATCGGGATCGGCCACAGGGAGACTTTCTTCCAATCGCGCACAGGCCACCGATTCAGCCATCAGTTTAGTGTGGATTATGAATCACTTACGTTTCGGTGCGCGGTTATGTACGGGGAAAACACATACAACCCCGGATAATGAGGAGGAATTAAGATGGGAGCCAACGAAAGAACTAGTGGTATTGGCCTTCGGCATGTACGGGTCGGACTGAGGGATTCAGACGGGACGCTGAAAGTTCCTGCTGGAACCGCTGCCGGAACTGCGTATAGCGGAAGGAGAGCTGAGGGTGCGACCGCCCTGACGATTACCGTACCTGACCCAGTGACGGTGCCTGTGAGTGGAGATGATAGGGTCTACTACAAATGGGTCCTGCCGCCAACTGACAATTCGGCTGGCGAGTTGCGGGTCAGCAAGAACGACACCCAGATGATTGCCCTAGTTTCGGGCACCAAGCAATGGGGCTCGCCGAACCGAAGGAAGGTCGGGTTTGGTTCTGACAGCCAGGGTGAAGAACCAGAGTTGGTAATCTGGGGCTGCCGACAAGTCATTGAGGCGGATGAGGCCGAGGCGACGTACGGGACTAAGAAGTGGGAGACGTATTACATCCTGAACGCGATTGGTTGGGTCAAGCCCAGTCCGTTTGAGTACCAGTCGGTGCAGAACGACATCTACGCTATCACTGCCAACGATGCGACTGTCAGTGAGATGGGTACTGCCTTCACTGAAGCGATCAACGGGGCTACCAAGTTCGAGTTCCTGAAGATCGTGACCGACAAGAAGTATATGTTGGATGCGTTCGCAGGGGATGCTGCACAGACGACCTTCACGCTGTCCCAGACACCTTACGAGAGTGGTATCTTCAACATCACGTTGGATGGCGTTGTGCAGAACGAAACGACTGAGTGGACGCGAGTGACCAACGTAATTACCATGCTGGTTGCACCTGGGGCAGGCACGAAGCTAATCGTCGAGTATGAGTACGAATAGTCTATAGGGGGTCCGAATGAAAGAGAGCATAGTCGAGTACTCTGATGAAGAGTATGATGTAAAGATCACCGTGCGCCAGTGTAGCCTGGCGGCTTCGTTCAAGCGCCAGGCAATTCGGGCAAAGCAGGTCGCCCATCTCTTGAAAATGGAGAAGGAGGGCAACAAGCCAAATATCTATGAACGCTATGCTGCCCTCCGTTACCTACCCGAACTTTATGGGGCGACGGTCAAAATTGTCAACGCAAAAGACGCCAAACTGAAGCTGCCAGACGAAATGGACCTTGACGCGTTCATGGCATTGCCAGAAGCTCTGATCATACTCTGGGAAAGGGCCACCTACGAAGTCAATCCGCAGTGGATTGCAAGGACTGATGATTCGGGGGAAGCGAAAGAGCCAGGCAAGAGCTCTGGCTAGACCAACAGCTACTCGGCTGGCTCAAAGAAGACGACCGCAACCCCGAAGAAATCGAATGGTTGCTCAACAAGCCAGAGTTTAGCTGGTCTGTCTGGAAAATGATGGAAAGTACAGGCTGGACGTGGTTGCCTTACGAGGGCGGCCTTCTTGACCAACCGGCCTGGCTCATTCAAGACCTGATGACCATAAGCTGGCGCAAGGGTGTCGTTAAGGACATGCTTTCTCCTAGCCCGAAAGAGGTGGCGAAGTGAGACTTGTGCCCGTGAACCAAGCAGAAATAGACGCTCTATTTGAGCGCATTGAAAAGGCCATCGACACGATGGGCGACGTTGTCGTGCATAAGTCGATGGACTTTGCTGTTCAGACGGTATCTGAGATCTTCGAGGGCGAAGGGGCTCATCCAGGGCTAGGCACTCAGGAATGGCAATCCTTGAGTGAAATGCAGAAGGGCATCCGGGCTCACGAGCTGGGTGAACAGTGGGCTGAGCACCCCATCCTTCAGTTTTATGGCGACCTGTACTTTTCGCTGACCGAACCCGACCACCCGAACGCGATGCAAGCGATTATGAAGGAACGGCCTGGGGACTATGAGGGGCTTTACGGAACATCTGACCCCAAGTTTGAGCTACACCAGAAGGGAACAGAGGGGCCGAAACGGGTTATCTGGCCGGTGGACGCTGCGGAAGAACGGCTCATGGCTATGATGGAAGGGCATCTCCTGCATGAAGTGGAGCGAATAGACGGTGTCTGATTACACCACGAAATACGTATTCCGAATAGAGGTTGAGGGCGCGCAAGCGGTACAAGAAGCGCAGCGAGTTCGCGCCCAACTTAATAGTATCATGGCTGGCGGGGGCGCGGGGGGCGCTACAGGCGGGGCTCCGTTAACCGGCACCGCACAAGAATTGTTTGAGTATGCTCGTCGGACCACGCCCCTCTATGCCGAACTGGCTCGTGGCGGTAGCAACCTAACAAGGGTGTTACAAGAAGCCGAAATACAGATGTTCGGTGTGCGTCGCCTTGCTTATGGGCTGGGGACCACGGGCAGGCAGTTTACCCAATTTGGGCAGACTGTTATCAACGTCGCTAAGGAGGCCAGCGAGGCCTACCTGGACTTTGCTGAAGGCATGACCCGTGCAAGCATGGCGATGGAGCTGCCAGTAGAGATGCAGGATCAGTTTGCCGAGTCCGTCAGAGAGACTTCCAATGTTATGGGCGCTTTTGACGCCCAGCAGTTGATGGAAACCATGCGTGAGTGGGTGGCTGGCACTGGACAGACAGTAACAAGCCAGCAAGAGCTAAATGATGTAATGGGCGTCACCACTCAGATCATGCGGCTGGCCGCTATAAACAACGTAGATGTTAACAAGACAGTCGAGAATGTCGGTGCAGCCATGAGCCAGTTCGGGCTCAGCCAGCAAGATGTGAATGCAATTATAGAGGACTTCAACTTCGTCTCCGCAAAGACGTTTGCTAACGTCACCGACCTCGGAACGGCGCTGACCTTCGTGGGGCCTGGCGCGGCGCAGGTGGGAGATACATTCCAAGAAGTGACCACTGTTTTGGGTGCCTTGGCCGACGCCGGTATCAAGGGCAGCAAATCCGGGCGTGCCCTGCGCCAAGTCTACAGGGGACTTATCAAGCCGACAGATGATGCTACCGAAGCGCTGAACAAATTATTCAAGGAACAGCTAAAGGTAGGCGAAACCTGGGAGGACATAGTCAAGCCAGGTGGCGAGTTCGTTGGCATCATTGAGTACGTCAGTTTGCTGGCCGACGCTACCGAGGACTTGACGCAATCTGAACGTGCTAACGCAATGGCTAAGATTACAGTTGCTAATGCCAGCACTTCTCTCATTCAGCTCACCCAAGACGAGATTGCCTTCCGGAAAACAGCCGCAGAGATGGGTTATGAGAATGTCAGTAAGCTCCGTGCCCAATACAAAGAGAAGATGGGCATATGGGACGAAGAAGTCTTGGCTTACAAGGCCATTACAGAAGCACTAACTGGGATGAACTACAAGCTGCAAGAGGCTGGCAACCTATTGGTCGAGGCGGTTACAAAGTGGCTTAACTCAGACCCCGCAAAAGCTGCTAATCTAGTAAACCGCTGGAAGAACGCTGTTTCTGCACTAGGCAAGATCTTCTTTGAAGAAGGCATTCCCGCCGTCGAACAACTTGTTGAAGTGCTAGAAAAGCTGACTGACTACGCCGAGGAACATCCAGAAACCATTGCCACACTACTAGATTTTGGCATAACAGCAGCAAAGATTGGTCTTGTGCTAGGCTTTGCCAAGGCAGTTATGATACTTTCGGCCAACGTGTACTCGTTTGTGAAGGCTCTTCAACGACTAGCGCCTTATATCCCCGAACTAGCGGTGTTGGCGGGAATCTTTGGCGAAGCAGCATACCTAAGTGGGCGCGGGCGGGCTGCTACCGAGGCCATGCTGCCAGAATTAACTGACCAAGAGCTTCGGGATTTATTGGCCCTACAGGCCGAGTTGCCGCCAGAGGTTGCTGGGGCAGGGGGGTGGTCTTCGGCGCAAATTGCCGCAGAGCTAGAGCGCCGTGCTGCCGGCTACGGTGTTGCTGGAGGCCTTATCGGGCCTGCCGCAGCACCACCTGGCTATTGGGCCAGGCAAGAACAAGAATGGGATATAGGAACACGGGCAGAGCTACGCACCCCCGCGGTTGCTGGAGAAACACCTACAACAAAGGAACCTGTCAAGCTTGACATCGCAGGCTGGATGGATACCTACGGTGCCTGGGTTGACGCTGCGGAGCGATTCGAGCAGCAGATCCTTGACAAGCAGAAAGACTTTGACGCCGAGACGATAGTGCTTGAAAAGGCCCACACGCAAGACCTAATAGACCTTGACAAAGACCGCGCTGATGGGCGTATTGATATAAACGAGCAATACTACAAAGCTGTAGAAGACACCCAACGAAGTTACAACCGGTCTCTAGAACTAGCAGAGAAGGATCACAACCAAAGGCTCATAGATATTGCCGAAGATGGTGCGGAGCGGCGAGCTGAACTCATCGCGCGCCAAGCAAAGGCGATTGCTGATACTGAGGCTGCTTACCAGCTTAGCCTGGCAGACGCACAAGAAGCCTTTGAGTACAGTGAGCTGCTTGCCAATGAAAGCTACCTTGAACGTCGCCAGGCACTGATAGATGACTACAATGAGTGGGAAGCTGAACAGGCTGATGAACAAACTGACGAAGCCCTTGCACAAGAAGAAGAGCGCAACAAGCGGCTACAGGACCTAAAAGAAGCCTACCTAAAGGACATGGCACGCGCCCAAGAGGACCACATTGACAACATGTGGGACCATGTTCGGGCGATGGACGCCAGGGGTGCGCTGGACCAGATTCGGGATTACCAGAAATGGAAACGCCGCAGAACCGAAGACTATGAAGAAGACCGCAAGAAAGCATCAGAGGTTGACAAAGATGCGCTTGCGAAGGAAAAGGAAGAGCGTAAGCGCAACCTGGCGGAAGAACTTGCTGAACTAGACGCGGCAGAAGCAAAGCGCAAAGAGAAAGCTAAGAAGGCCTACGAACGCCGACTGTACCTGATGAAGCGGGCACATGAGCGTCGGATGGTTGCACTAAGAGAGCAGAACAAAGAAGCGTTGCTTGAGTTCGACGAGGCACAGCGAGACCGCGAAGCTGCTGAAAACGAATCGTACCAGCGCAGCCTTGACCGGATGAAAGAAGCACACGAATACCGCTTGTCAGAAATGCAACGGGAGCACGAAGAAACGCTCAAGCGGTACGACTATGAAACACATCAGCTAAAACTTGCTCTGAACATCCAGCACGAAGCAATGATGGAAACCCGCAAGAGCAACCATGAGAAAGAAATGGCACTTCTCAAAGCTCAGGCAAAGGAAGAACTACAGGCTCAGTATGATGCACTCGGCCTAAGCGACGAAGAGCTACAGAAGATCTTTATGGAGCGGTGGGCGAGGCTGTCCAAGTTCTTTGGCATAGAGATTGACCAGATTCGACAGTACCTGGGCCAGCAGATGGCTGCAGTCAACGCAGAAGTGTGGTCGGATGTTGGTATTGCAAACGCAATGGCGGACCTTACTAGGCTCGAACATGAGTGGGATGTTAGCGTGCAAACCCCAGGCTACGGGGGTACAGGAACAACAGCGGGGTCGGGGTTAGGGATCGCGGGTGCGCCTTATGCTGGCACGGTTCCTTACGAAGCAACATTCAAGAAGGCCGCTGCCAAATATGGGGTTGACTGGCGGCTCCTGGCCGCACAAGCTGCATGGGAAACTGATTACACCTGGGACCCAGCGATGAAGGAATACGGAGGTGCGCCTGGGCTAGGTTTGGGTCAGTTCATGCCTGGAACATGGGAAAGCTACAAGAACGAACTTTACCCTAACGCTCCGCGCACAGATCCAGAAGCGACGATTTATGGCATGGCAGCATACATGGCGAATGCGCAGAGAGCCCTTGGCACTTCCGACCCGCAGTGGTTAAGCCTTGCCTATAACATGGGCGTGGGGGGGGCACAACGCCTTAGTTCAAAGGCTGCCGCACCCGCAGCGCAACAACGGATGATTAAGGCCGTCGGCGCGTTCCGTATGACCAGGGGCGGGGGCAGCGCACCAACCGCAGGCACGCCCGTAACAAGCCCAGCCGCCCCACAGACGACTACGCTTACGAGCGGACAGATATACTTTGTCAAGTCTGGCGACACACTAGGCGAAATAGCCAAGCGCTTCGGGACAACTGTGAGTGCCTTAGCCGCCTACAACGACATAACGAATCCCAACCTGATACATGTAGGACAACAAATACTCATTCCAGGACCAAGTCGAACGGTGCAGGTTGGCGCACCGACGGTATCTGGACCGCCAACAAGCGTATCAGGTATCAGCGCCTATACCAGCCCAAGCAGGACGGAATACGAAGAAGACTTTGAGATTGGCGAGCAAACCTACATAGTGAAGTCTGGCGATACGCTAGGTGGAATTGCTAAGCGTTACGGGATTCCGTGGCGAGACCTTGCAATGTTCAACGACCTAGCTAATCCCGACGTGATTTTCCCAGGGCAGACCATTAGGATTCCGGCGGGCTATGCTGGCGGGGGGCTAGTCACTAGTCCTGGGTTATACGCACTCGCGGAAAAGGGGCCAGAATTGGTCCTAAGTCCTAGACTCACGAAGCAGATACTGGGGGGGGGCAGGTCTATGGTCTTACAACAGAACTTTACCTTCCATGGCAAGTTCACGGAAGGGGAAAGGCAATGGTTCAGAAGAACTGCACGAGACCAGGCTTATGGAGCGTTCGCGCAAGCGGCAGAAGAGGCGGGGCTATAAATGGCTGACTATAGTTTCGAGATAGGCGCTAACATTGGGGCAATGACGAACGTCGAAGACTTAATCGGCGCGCCACCCCATCCCTGGACATACCAAGACGGTGCAACCGAACAATACATTGCCGGAACCGGACACTCTTACGTAGATGGCTACCCACAAGCAACTTGGTTCTTTAAGTATCTTCCCGTTGCCGACTATCAAGTGTTAGAAGCATGGTTTGGCACAGCCCAAAGTGTCGCCAGGGGTATCAAGACAAAAGACACTGGGGAGACTTACGTTACGAAGACCTGCATCATGCACAAGCCCGTTCTGGGAGACACGGTTACTAGGGGACATTATGGGTTCTATGACATTACATTGAGGTTCACGCAGTTGACATGACGGTACTTACCGCTGGACAACTAACACAACTCAGAAGCCACCCACACGCATCAAAGTTCTACCTTGCGTGCCATGTGCCTAGAATCATGTGCTATTGCAGGGTCAACGATGCGGGCGCTGCGCGTGGGGACAGGGTTATCACCTATGATAATGCAAGCTGGCAAGCAAACCCCGATGGCGGGAATTACGTGCCGCTCGATGTACCCACGGGGTCTACGCTTTACGTAGGCTCCGCCCAGGGGTTAGGAGACTATGGACGAGTTCGCATCAAAACGATGGGGGCCACCACTATTACGGTGGCGAGGAACGAACACATTGACTGGGCAGATGATCTATACCTAACAGTCGCTAACGTTGTCGAGCCGTGGGCGATTTACCCAAGGATGGAGCTTGCAGCAGACGGAGAAAGTATTGACTTCTGGGAAGACTACACCTATGCCTACACGAGTGAGCAGCAATACTACAACCCCATTCCCATCATGGGGCCGCCTGCGGTTGGCTTCCTGAGCGGGGGTGCTTGCACGATCTACTTCGACGGGTCTGCTTCTTATGGGTTGAACGGGGCAAGTGTTCTGTTCTATTCATGGGAGTTCCCAGGGGCCGCGCCCAACACGAGCCTGGTTGCTACGCCTGGGAATGTAACGTGGAACACGGCGGGGGCGTACATGGTGCGGCTCATGATCACGGACGACAATGCCCGTTCAGCGGTAGCTTATAGGTGGGTACAGATTTACGATAGCCCGACAACAGGAGTGCATCCCTACACCGAGTTCGATGTAGATGGGTTGCAGGGCGACATAGAAAGTGGTAGTTGGAGAGCAACTTTCACAGTCAGGGGAACAAACCTTGGACCCACTTACTTCAGAGATAACGCGCAAGTGGCTCTGTTCGCAGACGGTACCGCGGGCGGTAGTTCTATGCCCATTCCGGGGAACCACCCCAATAGAAGCAACCTTCTTTTCGTGGGGTGGATTGTTGGGGAAACAATTGTCAAGAACCCATTGACCAATGAAGTAAGCTTTGAAGCCGCTGGAATCTGTGAGCGCATGAAAGCGCTTGATAGTTTCCCCAGAACACTGACAGCAGCGGCGGTTCCTACTAGTTGGTTTGAAGCTCAGAACTTATCACTGGATTTATCCTTGGCTACGTTACTGCGGTGGCGTTCAACCATACTAGAAATTACGGACGTTCACCTGTTACTGGATTCGGCGAAGGCTATTCTCACGGCGGACTTTGCACACGGTAGCTTGTATGACCAATGCCAGCTTATGATGGACCGCGTAAAAGGAAAGATAGCAAGTGACAAGCAGTCTTGTATCTACTGTAGGGTAGACCCTAATGTTTTACCGACTGGGGCGGAAAGGAATGCACTAGACACCATCTTCAGCCTGGCAGACACCGACTGGCACGGCGAGATTGAGTGGGATAAACGCGTCCTGGACGAAGTGTCCAGAATAGACCTTGCGGGCTTCTATTATGATGAACTGGGTTACGACCCTGATGTAAACGACCATCCCTTGCTGAGTCTTGCGCCAGGCGAGACTCCGTTATACGAAGGCACAATGGAAAGAGTAGATGGATTGATTCTAGAAGGCCAAGCCCAGGCGAATCAATTATCGGGCGACATACTCGCCTGGGTCAACAACGAATACCCCAGAATCGGCTTGCACATGGCGGGGATGTGGACGCCCATCGATATTATTCCGTTCGAGTGGGTTGACTGGACCTTTGCTGCTAGTTACACCAAGCGAGAGATAGCCTGGACTAACGCTAGACTGATTCCGAGATCCGTGACCATCAACGTAGACATGGAAAAGGGCACAGCTTTTGTAGACGTGGACCTGGAAAAGGAAACAGACGGGGATGATGGCATTACACCAGACTACCCGCCAACGGAGCCGCCTGATGACGTACCTGACCCACCCGAACCCCCGCCCGTTCCCCCAGGCCCAGGCGGCCCTATCGGTGGGTGGCGAAAGCACGCCTACGTTTCTACCGACGGGGGAATCTGGTACACGTCTAGCCTGGTCGTAAGTGCCACAGATCCGACGGGGGACCCTAGTTGGGTACAGAAGAATGGCGGGCTAGGGGCAGACACAAACATTCGCCAGATGGCGTTCGATGTGGTAGAGCCCGAAAGGGTACAGTACTGTTTGAGCGCCGAGACTGGCAACAACACTATCTACAAGCGGGACACGGGAGTAAGTGATAACTGGAGTGCAATTCTCACACCCGCACAAGCGTTAGCTTATGCACAGGGCGCGGGATACAGCGGTACGGGGGCAACGCCAGTCATATACTCAATCAACTCGAACCCTGCACAGGCTGGCTATTTGTACTGTACATTCGCAGCGGGGTGGATAGGTTATTCAAGCCCGCCAGATCGCCCCTACTGGTTTGGGATAAGTATGGACTACGGCAGCACATGGTCGTTCTACGGGGTGTGCTCGAACAATCAATCCAATGCAATGGGGGCGGGCCTGATTGAGTCTCACTTTGATGGAACGGTAATATGGATTACTTGCGCCTGTAGTACTACTGGGCGCAGAACTTACCGTTCTGCCGATACTGGTCATACGTGGGTGCAAGTTAAGGGCTCCGACGCAGCGACGGGTACGGACGTATATGCATGTCCAGTTTCAAACCTACGTGCGTATACGAACCAAACTAGCGGGGGCGTACATTACATTTACCGTACCGTAGACGCATCGGCCTGGGCCAAACTCACAGGTGTTGGTTGGGACCCTAAGACCTATTCGAATACCGCGCTAGGTAGGCACTGGTTCAACGCTCAGCTTCTACAGGCTGGGCTGATACGTTGCTGTGACGGCGCTTATATTTACAAATCGCTGGACTATGGCGACACTTGGACCAGGGCTACATGTGACGGTGCGCATCCCGCAACACTAGTTGAGCTCATCCCTGACGCGGTTGACTACCTTTACCTAGCTAGGCGCGATGGCGCGCCAGTGGGCGGGCACTTCATTTGGCTCTCAGCGGACGAGGGTGTTACTTGTTACGATAAGAATGGCGCTGATCCTGACACGCCAGGGGCTGATTCGATTCCCAGAACACAACATTTGACCGACTTTCAGCCAGTGTGGACTTTAGAATGAACCCTAAACAAAAAGCGGTACAAGCCTTCAAGAGACTGAAGAACAAGTTCGAGCCCAGGCGGGTCATCTACCGTGCGTATGCAGGAGATGGTGCAGGGAACGTCGATGTTTCCGGTAGGCCGAACTACATCTGGGTGCGAATAGTTGGCAAGACGGATATGTTAGCCCAGGCATACTGTAGGGCAATCATAGCTTCTACAGGAATGAATATCTTTGTGGAAGGGACTATTGTAAACGGGAAGCCTTCATACAAGGTACTTGAAGAACGGCCTGATGACTTGGGCCATTTTGAAGATGGTGATAGGTGGGAGAATGTAGGCAGCCCCGCTCCTGAGCACCACACAGCCCACGAAGAGAACGGGCCCGATATGATCAACGTAGCGAAAGCTATGGTTGAGCCGTTGAGAGCCCTACCCACAGACCCCGCATCCATGAAGGTGACAGTTACTAGAGACCTATCCATAATGATAGGGGAGAACATAAACCTTGTCTACCCCGACAGGGATACTGCCTATGTGGAAAGTGCTTTGTTCACCGCACCCGCCTTTGGTTTCAGGAACGATTTACTTTCGATTGATTCCACGGGGGTGCAGACGATTACACAGGGGACAATGGGCTGGGTTGCAGACTTTCCTGCTTGTCCTGTTGGGGAGATACCGATAGCTTACATTCGGCTTACGTCTTCGACTACGGAGATTCTAGCCGAGAACATCTTGGACGCTCGGCCATTCATAACCGTTCCCCCAGACTACGCTATCTTCGTACACGTAGCTGGTGATACGATGACAGGGCCGCTGTACATCAACTGCAACTCTGCTGTGGCACTACACGTAGAACAGGCTGGTGTGCATGATGACACGCTAGTTGTGGACACTGCCAACGGTCGCGTCGCGGTCGGTGCGCTAGTTCCTGCTTATGACTTTTCAATTGGGTCAGCAGATGGTTCGGACCAGGTGGGTATCTACCACGACAACACGAACGTGCACTTTACAACTACGGATGGTGAGTTCGTGTTCCAAACAGATGAAGGTGTTAACACCACTACCGTTCTATCCCTAAAGGGTAAGGGAACTGGTTCAGGCGCGTTTAGGATCTACGATACTGCTGCTGCACTGAGCATGCAGATAACATATGCACAGATATTCAGGGCAAACGGAACGCTTCGTTTCCAGACTGGCGCTGATCAAGACATTTCAATGTTCAGCGGCGCAACGTCTGGTGAGAACCCATATTTCTACATCTACGGATATGACACTGGCGCGAGTGCAAAGAAGTATGGGCGATTCAATATTGACGCTGATGGTGACTTCAACATAGAAGCACAGTCTGGCGAAGTCATTAGACTCATGACTGGTGGGGCCGATAGAGTAACAGTTGATAACAACGGGCATCTCTATATTCACGGTCGCAACGAGCTACGCTTCTACGACAACGGGAACTATGTAGGTTTTGAAGCTCCAGTCCTAGCAGCAGACCAGATATGGGTACTGCCAGACGCAGACGGCAATGCCTATGATGTGATGATGACAGATGGCGCGGGGGCTCTGACCTGGAAGGCTGTTCTTGAGGGCGTTACAGGTAGGGTCACATATGATGCGTCGGGCGTGCACATTGACTCAAGGGCGCTAGTACAGGACGCGGAGCCAGGAACAACTTGGAAGGGACTGATTTGGGTTGATACTGACACTGGCGGGCAAGAGATAGTTTGTTTTGAAGACCATGTTATAACACACCATGATGACGTTGTTTATGTCTAGGGGGAGATTGTGGCAGTACTAAAAGTCAGAAACGCCGCCGATGATGGGTGGATAGAGTTTCTGGGCGGGGCAGACGGAGAACCTGGAGAGGCTGGAGATACTGGGGTGCAAGGGCCACAGGGTGACACTGGGGCGCAAGGGCCGCAGGGAGATACGGGTGCTGAACAGGGAGATACGGGCATCCAAGGCGATACCGGCGCACAGGGGGATACTGGTGTGCAAGGCGACACGGGCACTCAGGGGGACACTGGCTCTGGAGATACGGGCATCCAAGGCGATACCGGCGCACAGGGGGATACTGGTACGCAGGGGGATACTGGGGCGACGGGCGGCCAGGGAGACACTGGAGCGACTGGAGACACGGGTATCCAGGGGGATACAGGCGCACAGGGCGATACCGGTGCCACTGGAGACACTGGAACCCAAGGTGATACGGGTGTTGGTGATACGGGGGCCACTGGAGACACCGGGGCTCAGGGAGACACGGGGGTTCAAGGTGATACGGGAGCCCAAGGCAACACGGGCGTACAAGGCGATACGGGAACCAAAGGTGACACTGGCTCACAGGGCGACCAAGGAGACACCGGGGCCCAGGGAGATACAGGAACTCAAGGGGAACAGGGAGACACGGGCATACAAGGCAATACTGGCATACAGGGAGATACAGGAGCACAGGGCGACCAAGGAGACACGGGGGTAACTGGAGACACAGGAGTTCAGGGAGACCAGGGCGACACCGGAACTCAAGGTAACCAAGGCGACACTGGCGTAACGGGTGACACAGGGGCAACAGGCGACCAAGGTGATACTGGAGCCACAGGCTCGCAAGGTGACCAGGGCGACACTGGGGCGACGGGAGATACTGGTGTGGCTGGCGACGCTGGCGCTCAAGGAGATACAGGAGCACAAGGTGACACGGGGGCTCAGGGAGACACGGGAGTTAGCGACGTTCCTGGCGATACTGGAGTTCAGGGCGATACTGGCACGCAGGGAGACCAGGGTGACACGGGCGCTCAGGGGGAGCAGGGCGACACTGGCACCCAGGGCACCCAGGGAGATACTGGAATCCAGGGCGATACGGGCGCAACGGGCCCACAGGGTAATCAAGGAGATACAGGAGCACAGGGCAACACGGGTGCTCAGGGAGACACGGGGGTTCAAGGTGATACGGGTGCAGACTCTACCGTCGCGGGCGATACAGGCGCCCAGGGTGATACTGGTGTACAGGGAGATACGGGCACGACCGGGGATACAGGCGTAACTGGAGACGCGGGGGCTCAGGGAGACACTGGAGTCCAAGGTAGCCAAGGGGACACGGGTGCACAGGGTGATACCGGCGCCACTGGAGACACAGGGGCTACTGGTAGTCAAGGTGACACAGGTGCTCAGGGAGATACCGGCGTTCAGGGCGCCACAGGGGTAACTGGTGATACCGGAACACCAGGAGACACTGGGGTAACTGGCGATACTGGCACACAGGGAGATACAGGAATACAAGGGGACACGGGTGCACAGGGTGATACCGGAGTGTGTACTCTACAAGCAGCTTACGAGGGTGGTGGCACCATCACCATGTCTGCCGGTGACGGAGATATAGATATTGTTAATGATAGTGCTGATAAAATACTGTTCTTGGACGAAAGCAGCGCTAAAAGCGGTTTCGGCACACAGACACCAGCGGAAAAGGTGGATGTTGTTGGTTCTATCGAGCTTTCAGGCAACATCAAAAGAGGTGCCACTAGCCTAAACATCCAAACATTGATTGAGCCTTCTGCCACCAAGATACTAAACATGCCTGCTGGCGACCACGGAACTAGCACGCCGTTCGATGGGGACATAGCAGGGGCTCCTGTTGGCGCAGTTGTGACTTACGATGGCGATAGCAATGAGAACAGTCTTTACCCACACATGGTCTTGCACAACACGACCAGGGCTAACTCAGGGGTAATTGAGTCAGTAGATACCGGCGCAAAGACCATCACTCTCACTGAGAATGCTCCTGGAGATTGGGCAAACAATGATGTAATCACTACAGCTTCGACAACTAACCTTGGCCGCACAGGAACCTACGTTGACGTTGATGTTTCTGGGCATACCGACTCGGACACTCACGCTATACTGTGGAGTTTTATGGGGAAAGATACTGGGGGGGTGTTGATAGTCAGGGTACACCCCTATGAAACCTTTGCCACCGCGAAGGAGTTTATTGCCTACGCCTCAGTTGCTAACGTGTGGAACTCCACGCTAGGGGCAACACCGATTATCAGCGACAAGATAACTGTTTCAGTTGTTGCGACAGGGGCAGCCACAGCTGTTTTTAGCATTAACTATGTGGGGCAATTTAGGGTGTAGGGGTAGACAAAACACGAAAATGATAGGGGAAATATGGCAGCACTGAATGAGAACGCAATAACGAAACTAGCAACCGTCACAGGGATTGACGCGACGGCGGTAGCTATCACTACGCTCTACACAGTCCCCACAGGCAACACGTTCATACCAGACCATATAGTTATCAGGGTCACGGCTTTCACTGCTGGCGCGAAGGACACGCAGGCTGTAGCCAGCTTCGGTGGAAATGGCGCGACCTATGATGACTACCTGAATTCCGTTACCTACACAGTAGCAGCTGCGGATGTCTTCATTCGGGACAGCGTGGAGGATACTGCTGTGGTAACTCAGGCTGCGGCAGACGTGTTCTCGATTGCAATTGAAGTAGCGAGCAACGCTGACGTGGAAACTTGGGCTGTTGACGTGTTTGGACACCTAGCGTGAGCCGGAAGCTACTTCCTGGATTTGCGAACCTATATGTGGACGAGGCCGGAACGCTCTTTGTGCCTGGCAACCTGCGTCTCAAGGATAACAACGAGCTTCGCTTCTACGACAATGGTAACTACGTAGGCTTTGAGCCGCCTGCGTTGAGCGGAGACCAGATATGGGTACTACCTACAGCAGACGGTAGTGCGGGAAACCACCTACAGACAGACGGGGCGGGGAACCTGTCGTGGGCAGCAGGGCTAACTCTAGCCGTTACCGCGAAGGTCAACGACTACACGGCTACAGCTAGTGATGCGGTTATCATAGTAGATGCTTCAGCTAACACGGTGACGATCACTTTACCTACGGCGGTGGGGATAACTGGAAAGCACTACACGATCAAGTGTATTGACGCTACGTTTGCAGTTGATGTTGACGGTGCCGGTGCGGAAACCATCGACGGGGAGCTTACACAGACGCTAAGCCAATGGGACAGTATTACCGTGGTGTCTGATTCCGCAAACTGGATCATTGTCTAGGCATTGACAAATCCGAAAAATCTGATATAATAGGAGAAGTATGAGCTACTTTGCGACGGTAAAACAAGAACGAGATGAAATCGCCAGGGGCAACATCACTGGAAAAACAGCCTTCAGACGGTTTGGGCACAACGATACGTGTGGTGTAACACTGGAGACGGTTTGGCACGATAGCTCCTTGTATATCTACTTGACCAACGCAGAGCAGTTGAAAGTTGTTTCAGACGATGCAGATGACGACGGCGACCCTGCAGGCAACGGGGCGCAGACTCTGTTCTTGAAAGGCCTGGATACCAACTACGCGCTCATCTCAGAAACCATCACCATGAACGGCGTAGGGGTAGTGACGACTTCAAAGTCCTACTTGCGTATCTTCATGGCACGTGTGACCGCCGCTGGCTCAACGGGCTACAACGAAGGTACTATCACCATCAAGAACAACGCTCAAACGGTAACGCTACTTGTGGTTGAACCCCAAGAAGCTGAGAGCCACGCATGTATCTGGACCGTTCCCGCTGGTGCCACGGCCTACATCACGTCCTGGCGGGGTAGTGAAAGTTCTTCCAAGGGAACGGATATGGCGCTGTGGATTCGGCCTTATACTGAAGGGGTATGGCAATACAAAAGGGGTGTCTACACGATAGACAATATATTCAACATCAAGTTCACCGTACCGATAAAGGTATCTGAGAAGTCCGATATAGAAGTTAGAGTCAGGGCGTTTCAGGCTGGCGCTAAAGTATCCAGCTTATTCCAAGGCTGGTACGAAACATAAGGGGGGGGCGGCGTGACTTGGCAACAGGCCCAGGAATGGGAAGGCGAGTGGTGGGGCTTCTGCACCAACACCTATGGCGAAGAAGAGAAGCAGCTAGTCTACGCCCGCAAGATGGGGCTAAGATTCTTTCATGACAGCAAGTCGCCATACAACATAGACATGAAAGGACTCTCTGTTCTGGACATCGGCGGGGGCCCGTGCTCGCTACTGCTCAAATGTCACAACGTTAAGGGCAAGGTGGTTGACCCGCTAGAGTTTCCGGCATGGGTCGCTGCTAGATATGCGGTGGCGGGAATTGAGTATGAACAGAGGCGAGGCGAGGATGTCCAGGAAGCGGGCTGGGACGAGTGCTGGCTCTACAATGTGCTCCAGCACACCGCGGACCCAGAGTTGATAGTCAAGAACGCGAAGAGAGCAGGGCAGATCGTAAGGGTCTTTGAATGGATAGACATACCGACCAACGTCGGCCATCCGCACAGTCTGTCCGAACAATTGCTCAACGAATGGTTGGGTGGGGAGGGTAGAGTGGAGCAGTTAACGGGAGGAACTTGCAGGGGGTTAGCCTACTATGGGGTGTTCCTGTGAGGTTCCACATGTTGGGGCTCGCTCACTTGCCTGTCTCGCGAACCTACATGGGCTGTGCTTTCACGATTAAGATACATCGCTTGTGTCAAATGCTACTCTCATTGGGGCACGAGGTGTTTCTCTATGGGGCGGAAGGCTCGGACGCTCCCTGTACGGAATTCATCCAGACCCACACACTGAGAGACATCCGGCAGGAGTGGGGGAGTGGGGACAACAGGCCGCAATGCGACGGAATTGGCTACCAGTGGCGCAAGACTGGGTTCCGTCACGACTTCAATTCTCCAAGGACGAAGACAACCCTGAAGTATTACGCGCGCTGCGTTGAGGAGATTAACAAGCGGAAGAGGCCGGATGATTTCTTGCTAGTGATGCAGGGTGTATACCAGAAGCCGATTGCCAATGGCGTGCAGTTGTGGCTCACGTGCGAGCCAGGGATAGGTTACCGTGGTTCTTTTGCGAAGTATCGGGCCTTTGAGAGTTCGTACTTGCAGAACTTTACCTACGGGAGCGAACATCCAGGACAGTGTATCAATGGGAACTACTATGACAGAGTTATCCCAAACTACTTTGATGCCAAGGACTTCCCGTTCTGCGAAGAGAAAGACGACTACTATTTATTCGTTGGGCGACTGATACCGCGCAAGGGGGTGTGGACGGCGGTCAAAGCAACGGAAGCGATAGGGGCAAAGCTCGTGCTAGCGGGTCAGCAAAGTCCTGAGCTGAACATTGGGAAGCTGCCGCCACACTGCGAGTTCGTTGGCTATGTCGAGCCAGAGCAGAGGGCAAAACTGATGGGCCATGCCAAGGCAGTCTTTGTACCGACGCTGTACCTAGAGGCGTTTGGGGGCGTGGCGGTGGAGGCACAACTATGCGGGTCTCCCGCCATAACGACAAACTTTGGCGTCTTTCCAGGCACGGTCATTCATAAGAAGACTGGCTTCAGATGCGATACGTTACAGGATTTTGTGGATGCAGCGCGGGCAGTTGAAGGGCTGGACCCGCAGGTCATTCGCAAACACGCTGAACGCTATCTGATGGACAATGTAAAGTGGGAGTTTGACAAATGGTTCCGAGAGCTTTATCAACTATATCTATCAGCACACAATCCAGAAGTTAAGGCATGGCATTTCCTAAAGGGGGAAACATGAAGGGGTCCGAGAAGGAAGAACAGAAGCAAGACTTTGAGGCACTGGCGCAAGCAGCGCGGGTCGAAAGGGGCAGGCAGGCCAGCGCCAAGATTCAGGCCATTCTCAAAGAATACAAGTGTACAATCGTACCTACGCTGACCATTATAGGAACCAACATTCAAGCAGGAATCCAAATCGTGCCGCAGTAAGGAGAAGGTATGGAAGAAGAATCGTTGAAGAAACTGCACCGGTTGACTGAGAAACTTGACCCAAAGGGGCCTGAGGGCAAGAAGCTCCCACCAGAGGTTAGGTTTTGGATGGCAGCACGCAAGCAGACCGTCGCGATAAGGAGACCACTAGATGAGCGAACCCCTGCCTAACGGCTGGAACGAATGGAGCCGCCATGTCCTGGCGGAACTTGTAAGACTTGACCAGTGTTATAAAGAAATCCGCGAGGATTCGGAGAAACGCGACAAAGAACGGGTCAAAGAGGTGGTTTGCCTGAAAACTGAAATGGCGGCGCTTCAGGTGAAGGCTGGTTTATGGGGTGCGGTAGGGGCAGCTATTCCAATTATTGGTTATCTTTTGCTCAACAAATAGGGGGTCCAAATGACTACGATCCTAGTGGCAGTCGGCGATGAACACGCCAACTCAAAGGTTGGCCTGTGCCCGCCGATGATTACGCTAGATCATGCAGGGTCCTATGTTGCCAGCAAATCTCAAATGTGGCTGTGGGGCAAGTGGAAGCTCTTTTGGAAAGAAGTTGCGGAACTCAAGGAACAGCTAAGGTGTGAAGTGTGGATGGTCAATTTGGGAGACTGGGTGGACATGAATGTCCACTCTAGTTCCATACTAATCAGCACCAATAAGGCGGACGCAGTGAAGACGGGAGTTGCTATCTACAAACCCGCCAAGGCTATCGTCGATGAGTTATTTGCAGTAAAAGGTACAGAAGCCCATACTGGGGAACAGGCATGTGCTGAAGAAGAAGTAGCTGCGCAATTGGGGGCCAACCAAGACTTTGCCCTAACCCAAGATCCCGAAGCCGCACCGTTTTCCTGGTGGCACCTGCCCCTATTTGTAGAAAAGGTCTTGTTTGACCTGGCACACCATCCGAAGACTTCTGGCTGGCGACCGTGGACTGAACAGGCGGCAGCGGCCAGGGAAGGTTCTATCCACCTATCGGAAAGTGCGACAGCTAGGCTGCGTGTGCCGGATGTAGTCGTTCGTGGGCACATTCACCACCCCAGGGATAGCGGTTTGGTGTCCTTTCCCCGCACTCTGGGCATCCCGTCCTGGACGCTAACGGGGCCATATGGTTATCGGAAGGGCGCAGGCTGGACCCCCAAACCCATAGGCGGAATTGTCTTTGTAGTAAACGGCTCAGAATACGATGTGAAGTTCCATAAATGGAGCCCAAGAAGGAGGGAGCCGTGGCGGAAATCAGTGAATCACAAATCATAGCGGACATTCAAGCTGCGCTAGGTTTAGACAACGTAGTAGATGACCCAAGTGCCCGAACGCTTGGCGAGATAGCCAAGGCATTGGGAATCACGAAGCGCGCCGCCGAAAGCCGTGTTCAGAAGGCTGTGGCAAACGGAAAACTGGAGCGAGTGGAAGTCTGGCGGCCTGATGCTGCGGGAAGGCGCTTAGTACACCCTGCTTATCGGGTGGTAGGCTAGCAGGAGCGGGTGAGTTCCGCACCGGACCCCAGTGGGCTCGCCTGCTCCTGCTAGGCTATCAAATCTGTGAAGGGTTCCCTGAGCAATCCTTCTTTCTTAAGAAACGCGAGAGCGTGCCGTAGTGCATCTTCAGCGTGCTTCATCCCCAACCCCTCGGTCAACTTCAGTTTTTTTGCCTGCGCTGCGTTCTGCACGACCAGAGGTATATTGTAGCGTTCGGCCAAGTACTTGATAACGCCGATAACCTCGCTGGCTGGAAACGTCTGCCACTTCAGTCTATCCCCCAAATGCGGGTAAAGTCTAAACTCCTCCGCGACCACAACATCTACTTGCAGTGGTGTCATCAAGTCTTCAAGGTTCTGCCAGTTCTCAAACTGGCCGTAGCAGAATGCGTCGCGGTTCGTGTCCAAGTGACACCAGCCAGTGGTGAGTCCGGGGTCCAGCGCCAGTATCTGCATGGTGGAGGGGGAGCACCTCTCAGCGCTCCCCGTTTACCTATTCGTAGTACGCAGCGCCAAGGGCGCGAGCCTCGACGAAGGCAGGCGTATCTTTGTTCAACAGGAAGTAGATCTGTTCTGCAAGGTAGATTAGATATGGTAGGTACTGATCTACCCAGGCTGGCGCTTCTGCTGCATACGGTAGCAAGAACCTAGCCAACAGGCCAACTACCACAGCCAGCCCCAAACTTGCGAATTGTGCTAGTTCTTCATCCAGCACAGGGAACACGATTCTGATGAGCGTGAAGACATGGCTTGTGACAGCACCGATAGTCCCGACCGCAGCAAGCAGGGTCAGGATGCCGACCAAACTCATATCACCAGCAGTTCCCGCCCAAATCCACCCCATTGCTCCAACCCCTAGTCCGATTGCGAGTTTCTTCTCTTGTTTCATATTACTTCTCCTTTCGGCCCCACCCAGAAGGGCAGAGCCAACTATCATCATGCAGATTCCCGTTGGGCAGAATGTAGAGACATGCTACAATCAGCCCGTTCTTGTTGCTTACGATTACCCTAGTCATGTGCTCCTTTCAGATTTGTGGTACAATCACCTCCTTAGCATAGGCACCTCTTAAAGCGCCTGCTTATAGCACCCAGCATAGGGCGCATCAGCGTGTACTCCAGCCGCTCCCGTTTTACCTTCTCCACGATCCCTGCTTTGATTAAGGGGTCCAGGTGGTAGCGCATGGTCATTATGGGAACATTCCCCAGAAACTCGCAGAGTTCTTTGCTGGTGGCGAGATCGTTTCGTAGACTAGTAATGATTTTTGCCCTGCTAGGATGCGCGACGACTCTCAGCATATGAACCGTCCATGCCACTAGCTGTTCTTCTGGGATAGGGAATACTTGAATGTATCCTAACTCAGTGAGCTCAAACAGCACTTCTTCCAGTACCGCGCGCGGTACATCGAGCCACTCCGCGAGTTTCCCAGCGACACATAGGGTTGTGGCGGACTCCACCAGTAAACCGCCTGCCTGGCTAAAAAGCCGCACCACTTCGTTGGCAATGGACCATCCAGCATTAGGGTCCACGGGCGTGAACTCATCCTTGACCATTTTGGTAATGGGCGGAACGTGCTCCAAGCAAGTTGCCCATTCTAGCCCTTTACTCGTCAGTGTTACTTTCATCCTTTGTCCTTTCTATCTTGGTCACCAAGCAGCTCGACTTGCCTTTTTCTGGGCACTTCGGGCAGTCGAGTGCTAGCTTATCTGACAGATAGACCATGTCTGTATCAGCACTTAGGAACGCGGTCTTGGCAACCGCCCCGCAATGTAGCTCTAACACCCAGTCTCCGTCAACGAACTGAGCTTTTATGACGTTTTCTACTCCGGTGATGTACATGGCTCATCCGCTGTTTTCATTTCCCACATGTACCCGCACTCAGTACACCTACATACCAACTTTCCGCTTTCGTAGTCCCCATCATCCCATTCATAGGTTCTTTGGATGTACGCCTTACACTTCGGGCATGTTTCACGAAAGTCCATCATTTCAGTCTCCTTTTCAGCCAAAACACACCATTTACAGCCAGTAAACGAATGTCGTGGCTGGACAACCTTGTCGCCTTTCCGCAACGCTTGTCCACTAGCCGCTCTGCTTGCTCCGCCATAATCTGGCGGCGTTGGTCAATTGGTAAAGTCATTACATGACGCTTGTAACCTATCCCATCCATCGATAACACCGTCCCTGGGGTATTGTCTATGCCTGAATTATACTTGGCTTCAACTCGTCGGCACTTGCCAATATCTGCTGACGTTTTGTACTGTCTACCACTACCCGCCTCCGCGTATCGGTTTCATCACTCCTCCTCTATCACGTAGCACTCTACTCGCGTCGTGTCTCTCGTCCCGTCCGTCAGAACGTCCATAGCTGTGGGGCTGAGATCAACGCACACGTTCCAGCCCGCCAAGTAGCCAGTATCGGTAACCCTGACCTTCACGCGCCTGCCAGTCCCTGCATCTACCACTAGCAGCCACTTGCCCGCCAGGCTCGGCCACATAGCGTCGTCTACAGCAACCGTCATCTGCGTGCCTGTGTACACGTCGCCATTACGCATGACCCGCCCGATGTACGGAGCTCCGTACCACGTCGCCAGGCCTGTCAACACCGGCTCCAGCGGCGCGTTCATGCCGCCAGCACCAGCGACGCCGAGCGCGAAGGCAAGGATTAGGCGGAGCACGGTTTCACAACCTCTTCTGGCCTATGCCATGTTCTTGTGTGCCATTCATGGCCGCATACCTGACAAAAGTACTCTGTAGTCACGCCCTTGCTACCAAAGTCGTAGGGCGGGGCATCTTCGATACAACGCACTAGAATGTGCTTGTCATTCCCGCACACTGGGCACCCACGATGTTTCGCTGTCCTCACTCCACCTCCCCGCACATCTCCAGGATCATATCCACATCTCTCTGCATCGCGTCCAGGCGCTCTTCCAACACGTCCAACCTGTCCGGCGGGGGCGTGTTATTCCTGACGCACGCTATGAGTAGTACCGCGAGCGGTATGAGTAATAAACGTTTCACTTTGCCTTCCCCCTTGCCTTCTCCAACGCTACGGCGAGCGCGCCGAATACTTCCGCCTTGAGTGGACTACGGTCATTCTCCTCTTCCCAGGTCAGGTCAGTAGGCCGCCGCTCCGGAATAGGCAAGTAACGAGGTGCGTTGTCTAGCACATCCAGCTTCTTCTCTAGGTAGGCTAGAAAATACCAAAACTGGCGCTTACGGCGATTCCATATCACTGCAGGCGTCTCTTCCCCATTAGGCCGAAATAGCATCATTTCATAACCAGCTTGCTCTATTGCCCTCAGCACCGTCGTCGCTTTCATTCTAGCGCGTTCGCTATCCGCGTCAACTGGATGCGGATCTCCACTACTTCCTGATATATCTCATACAGGCAAGCATTCGTACGAGAGTAATCCCAACACTTGTCGCGTGGCATTTTTCTTGCGGGCGTTATACATCCACACAACATTACCGCAACCAACAGCAAGACCAACAGTTTCCGTTTCATGATCCCTCCTCAAACGCCCCTGTCATTATAATATCGCCAGGCCCGTTCCAGAAATCACTCCCCCCAAGTCGCTCTTCTAGCTTGACCACAGCCTTGCAGATAGGATCGTTGCATACCTCGAAGTCGGCGTTGTGGCATTCACGGCAATGCCAAGCGAAGACCTCAGCTACCAAGTTATAGACAGCCACCTCAACGCTAATCAGTTGCGGTGTCATGGCAGTTTGCCAACTCAGCATCGACGGCCCGCGCTTCATAGCTACCACGGTATACACCCGACTCTGCACAGAGCCAAGAATCAATCCAGTCTAACATCTCCCGTACTCTTCCCAGCGTCTGCAACACCTGCGCCAGTTTTTCGCATATCTGCGCCTTCGAATAATACGGCGCCCCTAGTTCCGCGCTTGCTAGTAACGCGCGCTCCTTCTTAGTCAGCATCGCCACAGCCCTCCAGTTCGGCCTCAATTCTGTTCCATAAATCACTAGGCCCGTCGACATCAAAAAATGCCGCGTCATTTACTTCTTTCAGCAACGCCCGCAGCCTGCCCACTGTACCCAGCAAGTAACGAGCGTCTGCTATAGCATCCTTGTGCGCCCAAACACGGCGATGCCCCACGTCCATCGCCCCTACCCAGGTTCGCCTGTCTATCTCACGCTCCCGTTCATTCAGCATCACTTGTGCCCTTTCTTGCGTCTCTTTCGCTTGGGCAACTCTGTCAAGCCGAGATGTCTCTCTATCTCTCGCACCTTGCATTCCAGGTCTGCCGTCGCGTGCTCTGGCGCAAACCGCTCCTGGTAGTAACCCCATTCATCAATGTAGCCAATGCCCAGCATCCTGAGAACCAACCTACGTAGCATTATTCCCCCCAAACCCGTGGAAATCAACGGGTTTAGACTCTGCCTCAAGTGCGTCGGCTATCGCGTCAAACAAAGCCGCGCCATCAGTCTGAGTGCCATTCTCTCGCCCCGTTACGCGAAGCCGGGTGCGTTTGGCCCAATAACGCAGAGTAGCGGCCTTCCTCGCCCCAAGCGCCTTCCGCACCGCTGCTCCAAGCTTGGCGTCGCGCCCCATCTGTTCCATTCGAGCAACCGTACACTGAAAACACAAGTCTCGTCCATCATGTTCCCACACTTCCGACACTATCCGCCCGCAGGACCCACACGTTAGTTCCATCGCTTCCCTCCTCTGCCTCAAGTGCATCGGCTATGGTATGAAGCACAAGCCCCACGTCATCCTCGTACTCTTTGCACAAAAGGTCGCCATCTTCCCGTAACTCGACCCAAGGTCGTTCGTATGGGAATACCCCAAGAGCTTCTATCACCGCCTTCCGCACCGCTGCTCCCAATGTGGCGTCGCGCGTCGCCCGCGGATCGTGCACATATTGCCACACCCCATCGGCCGTAATGTTCGGCGGCGTCTGCCCCCGCCCGATAGCGTCAACCTTGCGTCGTCGGTACAGTTTCATCGCTTTTCCTCTGTATCCAGTACGTCGGCTATGGCGGTAGCTATAACACGTACTGTGCTATGATAATGCCTGTTTTTGAGAGCAACCTTACGTGCGTAGCGGTCTGCGCTAAGGGCAACCTCGCGCAGATAGCCTATCTGTGCCTCGCGCGACCAATTCACCCGCGTCGCCACTGCCTTCCGCGCCGCTGCCCCCAATGCGGCGTCGCGAGCAACTCCTTCTGCCATCTCTAGGTGCACACACGTACATCGCCCGCCATCCATACTCATAACATCACACTCGTGCTCGGTGACCTGCAACACCGCACCCACTGGCGGCGGAGTCTCAATGTCATTTGCATAATACGATAGGCATTTACGCATCACTTCCCTCCTCTGCCACAGCCAACAACGCCGCGACCCAGATACTAGCTTCCCAGTCTGATACTTCTCCGTTCCATACCACAAAGCCCTTGTCCGTTCGTTTCCACGTCCGCACCCACCCGCCGCGCCAGACAGCGAGCATTGGAGCTTTGGTATCAGGCGGAAACAGAAGTGTCTTCATCAATCTCCCTGTCGAAAACTCCTCGTAGGTCTTCTAGCTCCTCTCCGCACCACGGGCAATAGTGAATGTCGGTATATGAGATCGCCCCTACCTCACCCACGGTGTCGAGATGCCAGCCGCCCGCCTCCCACAAAACGATGACATATTCCGGCATGTCCTGACACTCATGCGTTGTCATCCTCAGCCTCCTCAATGGCGCGCAGGGCGTCGGCGAACTCGCGGTAGACGGGTGCAGCCCGCTTGATAAATCCACCTCTCCCTACACAAGTGGAATCCTCATAGAACCTGGCCTCAGTCTCCGCCTGGCGTAACCCCATACCATGCAAGGCACGCCTGGCTATCAGCGCCCTCGCCAATCGCACCAATAATTCATCCTTCACCCTCTACCTCCTCAATGGCCCGAAGTGCGGCTTCCAATTCAGAATAAGCTGCCGCATCTTCGAGATATGGCCCTGCGCCTATATCACCGACCGCTGCCGCAAGCCTCTCGCACTGGCTCGCCTTGCGTGCATAATATTGTGCGCCGCCCAGTTCACGAGTTGCCAGTGCCGCTCGCCCCAGCCTGGCGTATCGCTCAGCGTCCTCGGCCCGGACATAACCCGACCCGCGAATCCACCCTTCCGCCTCACAGACAGGGCATATCCAAAGAGGATCGTCGTCCACATACCCAGAGCCATTGCAGGCTGGGCATATTCTGTACAGCTTCTCAGTCATGTTTTCCCCAGTCACGGCCTTTCACAGCCTGCAAGTACGGTACCTTCACCCGCCATGTGCCGCTATCAAACAGTTCAATCCCAGCTTCCGAAATGGTGTACTTTGACGGTTCTACTTCCTGGATCAACCCTAGGTTTAGAAGGCGCCTAACCATTGTACTCCGCGTGCCGTACCCGTGAAGAATTACCTTGCCTTGGTACACTATTCTAGGGCCTTCGTACGCGCCAAACGTGTATTCTATGGTGGCCCCGCGCCGCAACAATCCCAGGACCTGCAACTGGCGGGTGCTTAGTTCAGTACCGCCCGCGGTAGTCACCCGTCTTCTCCCCGCAGGAGCACTTCTCGCCACGGCCCGTCGAGCGGGTACACATAGTTGTAGCGTCGCTGCATTTCCGTGAGTAGCCTAAACCGCATCTTCTGGTTAGCTGCCTTTGCGTGACACTGCCTACAAATGCAACACATGTTGTCTATTCTGAATATTCGTTCCATTGTGCGGTTACCCGCCATACTCCTGGGAATTATCTCGTGCACTTCCGTTGCTGGTTCCCCGCAGTTTAGGCATCGACCCTTATCCCTAGCCCACACGGCGGGAAGCACCTTATCGCGCAACGCTAGGTGCTTCTTACGTTTGTCGCTGATGGGCCGGATACGCGTGCGCTTCATCCAGTCACTCTTCTCTGTATCTCTGCTATCTCTTCTTCCAAGTCTGACAATGTTCTATCCCCAGGCTTCAGCCCGTACAGTTCCATTTCCCTAGCCCTGCGCCCACGCTCAGCATCCACTTCAGCCTGTTCGTCACGGCGGTATTCCCAGTGGTAGCTACCTGTCCGCCACTGCTCATCTTCTTTGCTGCTGTAGACCTTTACCTTGCGGTAGAGTTCATGCATCTTTTTCGCCACCCTTCTCAACCCTGTACGACTTTGTCCTTATTATAGCAGACGGTAGACCGTTTGTCAAGTGTAGCTTTGGTTACAGGTGGTGTTCAGACGACAACCCTGCATTTCCCCTTGAGTTCCTTCCACACCTTAGGCAGCCTGGTTGTCAAGTAGTCAACTTGCTGCCTATTGTGAGCTATGAGAAACGTGCCGTTCTCCTTGCCTACGAGCCTTAGTTCCAGTAGGCGGGGATAGACTTGTGGAACGAACAGTTTGTCGGCCAACTTCTTGAGCAACGCTTGCCACTCCGAAAGTAGTTGACCGTCTTGCTGGCGCGCTTCTGCGCGCTTGGTAACATCTTCCGCCACCGGGCTCCTGGCGGGTAGCCTTTCCCCCATCTCTATCTTGGAACGCAGGAAACCTAACGGCGACCGTATTTTGCCACGCCCTGCTTTCTTCGTATTGTAGTCTTCGATATAGTCCCACCAAGCATAGATGTCTTCAATGCCAAGCTCGTTCTCAATGCATTTTGGGGCTAATGTTGCTGCGTTCTGTGAGCTATAGCCGAGTTCTTTAAGCTGTCTCCGTATACCATCACTTCCTGGTAGTTCTATGACGGTTAATGATGGTTTGTAGGACATTTGGGGTACCTGTTTGTCCTCCCCCTTGGGACATCTAGGGTCCCCAGTTGTCTTGGGGAAGGACATTTTCGGTAGATAGTACAAGTTTGTCCCGTGCGGTCCCTCGTTGACGCCTATCCTGATTTCCCCGCTTTTCTGTAGCTCTGCCAGAAGTCTTGTAACGTTGCGGCGCGACTGCCGCGTTTTGCGGGCCAGGCGGTCAATGCCAGGCCAACACACGCCTTTGTCATCGGCATGGTCGGCTAGTGCTAGTAATAGCAGTAGCTTGGTTCCGCTTTGCTTGCTATGTTCCCAGACGTGACTGATGGCCTTGACGCTCATCGTGCACCTTTAACGCTGTTGCAGTGCCGACATAGCGTCTGAAGGTTGTCAGGGTCTAGGCTTCCCCCACGGCTCTCTGGCTTAATGTGGTCAATCGTCAAATATCGGCGGCTCCCGCAGATCTGGCATGTAAAGTTATCGCGCTCCCATATAGCCCACCGTAGAGCAGCGGGGATGCTTTGCTTCTTTGGGAGTGGCTCCCACGCCTTCTTTGGCTTGGCGCGCGAGAGGTCTACTCGATAAGTTGCTGGCGAATGATAACTAGCTGGCTTTGTCTGAATCAGGATGCCCTGCTTCCGCAACCTTGACATCACTCGCTGAATCTGCCGCTTGGAAAGCCCCATCTGCCATGCTATGTGTTCGATGTAGGGACGAAAACCGTACCGTTCGTTGCAACCTAGCGCCAGCATTACTCTTTGTTCTGTCCCCCTGAATTCGTAGTCCCATAGCCTCTCCATCCATTTGACGCTCACTTTGGTTCCCTCCTGGACCCCTCCAGATGTACAAAAGCCCCAAAGATAGTTGCCGCCCTTAGTTGCTACACCGTGGACAGAGTCACTATCTCTGGGGCTGTTTGCCAAATTGTTCGGGCATCAAAAAGACTCTGCGCCCCACGATGTAGCACTACCATTATATAGGCACGCGCCCGAATTGTCAAGTCTCACTTTCCGCGCCTGCCAGGAACTCCATAATGTCGGCTGCTGCACTAGGCACCCACGCAAGTCTTCTAAGTAATACTACGGCTCGATCTCTCTGCGCCCGCAGTTCCTCGTGGCTGTCCAGCACGCGCATTTCCTGGGCATACTCATAGAGAATACTACGCCGCCAGGCTATGTCTGCTTTGGAAAGTATCATTGCTTCTTCTCCCATCTTTCTCTGACAAGTTCAATGGCTTCTTTGCGATTGAGATTCCGCCATTCCATCAGCCGGTTCACGGAGCTCGAATGGCTAAGGCACAGGCTCTTGCCATTGCACACGGGCTCGTTACAGATAATGCACCTATCGCCGTCGCGGTGATGCAAATTGTAGTCATCCCGCCGCCTGGTTGCTAATTGCCGCGCCCTGGCGTAATGGCCTTCCGCCCTGCGGCGGGCGGCTTTTCTCCGTTCGGTATCTGCCCGCCACTTTTTGAAGGCTGCTGTCCATTCCTTTGATTTAGGTTGCCAGCACGGACAAGCACTTTTGGCCTTACATTTCGGGCATTTGGCCCAGTCACCCAGGCAGTTCTTGGGTAGTTCATCTGCTAAGCAGCAGTCTGGGCAATAGATATTTACTCCTGGGCACGGGGGAAGTGTTGCGTGCTTCCTGGGCTTGACAGCGCAACGCTCGCTGTTGCGCCGCCCCGTTAGCCCAAGGGTTTTGAACAAGTCATACATGCTGGATGTACTGGCCCACCCCTGGCGTTCAGCTACTTGGTGAATGTTGTAGACCCATTTACCACTCTCGTCTTTCAGCAGGTAGTCGCGGTAAGCGGCTCGGATATTGCGTTCGTCGGGTGCCTGCCCCCGACGTTCCGTGAGATTTAGTCTATCAAAGTGCTTGTACAAGCGCGATGACCGTTGCCACCCCTGGCGCTCGCACACTTCAGCCACGGTATATGCCCACTCGCCGTCAACCCGCAGCCAGTAGTCAGCCCATGCAGCCCGAATGCGGGATTCCGGTGTCTTGACTCCGCGCGTCACAATGGCAACCTCATCTGTTGCTGCGCTTTAGCAACCCTTTTCTTCGCAAGCTCCAAGTACCCAGGGTTCAACTCAATGCCTACGAATGAGCGGCCTTCTTCAATGCACACCTCGGCTGTTGTGCCACTGCCACAGAAAGGATCTAGAATGGTACAGGGCACAGGCCCGCCACCACAATCGCATTGCGGACGCCAGCCGACGGTATGCCAAGTGTGTTCTTCATAGATATGCCCTACGTCGTTTCTATCGCCCTCGTTTCCTGGTTTGCTGAATGGGCGCGGCCTGGTAATAGCTGCCTTGTGTCGCTCAATCTCTCTCACCCACGCCTTGCCGCACTCAGGGCAGCAGCCCTTCCGGCTCGTCCCCGCAAGTATCATGGGGCGTATGAGTGCGCTAGGGAAAACTGCGAAGTGAGCTTCCCTGTACGGCTTCGTTGTCACTGTCCAGACAGTGCGCTTGTTGCGGCCCACCGCACACTTGGCAGCATCACTTCCCATATACTTGGAAAAGTGATTTTGTGGCCCGCATGGATAGTCGCGGTCTTCATTGCCTGCCCAGCCTGTTTGGTATCGTCGCTTAGTTCTATCTTGTAATGGCTCCCGTATCGCGTCCTGGTCATAGTAGTATTGCTTGCTCTTTGCCAGTAGGAACACGTATTCATGTGACCGAGTCGGCCTGTCTTTCACGCTCTCCGGCATACAGTTTGGTTTGGTCCAGATGATGTCGCTTCGCAACCACCACCCGTCAGCCTGTAGCGCAAAGGCCACGCGCCAGGGTATGCCTACCAAGTCCTTAGGCTTGAGAATCGAATGACTCCAGTGCAGGTGAGGCATTCCCTGCAAGCTACCCGCGTTGGTGGCTTGCTTGTATCCCACAACGGAGCCGTGTTTGGTGTAGCCCTTACCGCTTCCTGCGTAAGAGTCCCCAAGGTTCAGCCACAGCGTCCCATCATCTCTCAGCACCCTTTTGATTTCCCGCATGATCTCTATAATGTGCTGTACGTACAAACTTGGATCTGGCTCAAGTCCTAATGATCCCCTCCACGCACCGCAGAGCTGGCAAAACTGACTTGATGTGTCATGCGTGAGAGACTGAATACCTTTATTGTTGCCAAAACCATCACCATGGGGGGATTTCTTGATAACCGCATCACCCCACATGTGCTCACATTCTGGATCTCCGCCCCATACTAGCGGGGGAAGTCCGTAGTCGCGGAGTCCCCAGTAAGGAGGGCTGGTTACGACACACTGCACAGATTGCTCTGGCAGTTGTTCCAGCACCTTGCGGGCATCACCCAGCAATAGCCTTACTGTCATTGGGCATCACCTCCTCTCGAATAAATGTCTGTTCCCGTGTTGGCCTCACGGCAGCGGTCCCAACCGATACAGCAGATCCGGCACAGAATTGTAATGCCAGCAGGCGATGACACCGCTTTCCAAGGTTTGTTCATGGGGCACGCCCGACATCAGTCCGCGCTCCAACACGCGCTCCAGTTGTGTCATGCTCATAACAACACGCTCTGGCAGCTGATCATGTTTGCGCTGGTAGTGCGCAATAGCCTGGTCTAGCGGTGTCAGTGCAAATGAGAACAGCATCCACTTCTTGTTCAGGTCGGGCCATTCTAGTTCACGTTTCGTAGTGATAGGTACACCTCCCCTTCTTCTATTTCGCCTTCAATTTGTAACGGCTCAATTTCCCACCGTAACGGATTCTCCGTAATCTTCAACCAGCCGGTACCTGTAACCCTACAAGGCAGTTCCCTGCCCCGCCTTTCAGCGGCCAACCTTCTAAGCTCATCCCGTGGCATGATCCCATCTACAACCGCAAGCTCTAGTAGTTCCTTTTGGTCGGGCTCAGGCAACGCAGCTACTGCATCGTAGTGGCTTATCCCTAGTCCGGCTTGCCGTACCGCGTGCGGTACACGGCGCATAATACTTGCCCAGTTCCTAAGTGTCTGTTTCTTGCGTTCGGGCAACCAGTCGGGGAAGGCGTCTTCCCAGGTGTCGGGAAAGTGCAGCTTCCCGTAGTTGATAAGGTCCCCTAGTATCAGCGGGTTCGCTATTTGGACCCCAATGTGAAACTGTAGGCGTTCAGCCCATTCCTGCTCACTAATCTCTTCTTGGATGGTGACGCCTAGTGAAACGTCTACGATGTCAGTCATGTGCCTCCTATAGTAATGTCGGTTGCTGCGTCCAGTACGCTATCCGCGCTCTTGCTATCTCACAAGCGTGTTCGCTCATGTCTATCGCGAGCCAGTTGCGCCAACCTGCAAGTATGGCACCAAGCGCTTCTGAGCCGGTACCCGAAAATGGGATCAGGATCGCGGCCTTGTCTCTGTACTCTTCTGGAACCAGGAGTAGCCTGGCCAGATATTCTGTAATTTTCAGTGGCTTTACCGTAGGCCAGTCATTGCGGATGCACTTGCCTTCCTTGCCGTTTATGGTGTGCTTTGTGGTATCCACACCACCGCACTTGACGCACGGCAGGACGCCGAGCAAGCCCTTCTCGCGCTCGCTCCGAGATGCCTTGGCGGTGTAAAAGAAGCGGGAGGCTGTGCCCTTGTCGCCGTAATTGTCTGGGGCATTGCTTGTTCCAGAATGCAACTTTGTGCTAAGAAGGCCCACGCCAGCCTTGCCTTGGCGGGCAGATGCATGGCGATAGGTGCCACTCTTGCGTTCCCCCGCCTGCTCATCCAGCATCTTGACGGCACACCCATCCTGGCAGATAAAGTCAGCCACCTCCTCTGTGCCGTCGGGGGAGGTGTAGCCTTGGGTGACGAAGCCTATTGGTCGGCCACCCTCTATGCCTAGCCCGCCAGTCTGTGACTTGGTGCTATCGCCCGTATGTTCCACGCGGGGCCGTGTGCCCTTCACCTTCCGCGTACCAACCTGTTGGCACCTAGGGGAATGGGAGAAAAGTACGTTACTTGGATACCTCCCGCGATTCTCTGTGCGATACTGTCCATCCCATGCCTGAAACTTCCCGTAGGCTACAGTGTCTACAGGGCCACCATTAGGATTGCTTCGACCTGTCTTGACACTTCGTTGTTCCGTCCCTATCCTGCACCCATCCACGTTGATCGCCCCGCTACCATGCTCTGTGATAGCGTCTATCCGTGACTTGCCATAGGGAGCGTTCATCAAAAGGATGGGCTCCGCCGCTGGCTTCAAGCTCTGGCGGCCATACTTCCAGCCGTCCCACGTTTGGGCTAAGGGTGTGGCGGGGGCGGTGACGTTCGGCGTCGTGCGCCCGTTGCCCTTCGTGTTCCAACCATAGCGCCCCGTTCCGCTATCTGTACATGGCGCTGGATGTTTACCCACCACTTCCCGCTCTGCGCCTGCTCGTTTGTCAATCTGCTTACTCACGTCTGTACTTTTTGGAAATCCGCTGGAGTACATCCAATAGAGGCAGGAGTTGTCCTCAAACCCCGCCAGCCTCATGCTGACGCCCATCAAGTCTTGTGTCCTGCACCCTGAGAACGCCATGATGAACGCGCCTGGGCTGAGAACGCGCAACACTTCGCGCCACGTTTCGGGGCTGGGTACAGCATCCCAGTCGCGCCCCATAAACCCAGACGTCTGTAAGTGCTCGCCGTCCGTCCCGTCCAGCCAATGCCTAAGCAGGCCGTGTATGTCCTTTACCGTACCAAGGCCGTATGGCGGATCTGTCAAGACCGCCTGGAACGTTCCTGGCGGGTAGTCTTTCAACACGTCTTCAACTTTGCCACAGATGACTTTGTTCATATTCCCCCTGTGCTCATTTGGGTGCAATGGGGTGGAGCGGCGACACCCCGTTCGTGCCTACCAAAGCACTTGTTGTGCATTCTAACCTCAAGCGTGTTTTGCAGCTAACCCGCTGCTGTTGCCGCTCTAGGGTGGTTGGTGGGAGTTGAACCCACAGCGCTTAGCGTCACAGGCCAGCGCGAGCCGCTCTCAACCACCGTGTGCTACTCTATCGCGTCCCAGGCTTCTATCTGTTCCGCAGTCACACCAAGTTCCAGCGCGATCCACTTCCGCACGAATGGCTTGCTGGACGGAACGATGGTCACGCCCTCGTCCTGCATCATGCCATGGGAGTAACGCCGTTCGTCACGCCGACGCTCTTCTTCGCGCCTTGCTTGTGCGTCGATACGGTCATTCTCGTATTCTTCGTCGCGGTAGCTAAGAAGCATCATTCCCCCCCCCGAACTGTGTCATCAGATCGGCCCTATCGTCATCGGCACCATCTAGTGCGATGACAGCGTGACAGCGTGGGCACGTCCAAAACTGTCCGTCCCAGTTCATCCACGTTTCGCAGTCCGCGCACCACTCTGCCTTCTCATAACCATCGTCCTCCGGCACTCTGTTGCTCACGCAGAAGTCAACACTGTTAGGCATCATGCTCCTTCCCGTAGAGATCGTCTATGCACAACTGCCCAAGTTCCTGTCTGATTTCTTGCACAATCATAGCGAGCTCTTGGACCGCTAGCGGGTTCAGTTCGCGGTCATCGAGCAACCAATCCAAAGTTGCACCGACCTGGGCGGCTGTCACCCGCTCATCTTTGAGTGAGTCCCACCCCCAAACGTAACGAGTGAACAGCCGCCTTGCGTCTACTCCGTCTTTATGAGCTTGCTGGAGCTTTCCCGCCAGTAGGCCCCTTTGCGCTTTGCTTGGCGGCCAGGGGTAACCGTACTTCTCCGCCTTTTTGGTCAGCCATTTCTTGACTTGTGTCGGGCTTGCTGGTCTCATGTTTGCCTTTCTGGATCTCGAACGGTGGCAGTAGGTAGGTGATGTCAAACTCACGCATCGTCTTGGTATGTCCCTTCAGGTGCAAGGATGTCTGCGTCATCGGCAGCAAGCTTGGCGTCTATCCCCACTTCGTGAGCCTCATCCTTTATGGCAGCGCCTATGGCTTCGTCCAAGTCCGCAAAGAATTGCTTGCCCGTTTTGTAGCCCTTGGGGTCAGGCACATTCAATAGTCCGCAGGCTTCTTCTTCGTCAATGCCGCGCGTCGCAAGCTGGGCCATGTATTGGCCGCGATTCGTTTCGCTCCAGTGTGGCTTGGGCGGGCGCTTCTTGCCCTTCAGCCACGCCAGGAGAACCTCGGCGAGCTCCTTCCCCGGCAAGGGCCAAGTCTTTTGTTCCGCTAGGTCAGGGCATCGTGTCTTCTGCACAACGCCGGTATTCTTCATGTTCATGTCCAACACCACGTCAAATTCGTACTCTACACTATCTCTCTGGACGGGTGCAAGCCCCACCTTCTTGACCGCTAGCTTACCCCTGTCATCTGTGTCCATGGCGTACTTCATCTTACTTCGCATGGTGCAAATGACATGGATGTCCGATGCTAGAATAGCTTCAATAAACTGGTTCTGCAACTTCCCCGCCGGTCTCCACGCAGTGAAGTCGCTAAACTCTCTTTGCGCGGCGTAGTCGTCCTTGATCTCCAGAACACCGCCCGACCCCGCCCAAGCATGAGAAATGCTGTCCATAATCACCACATCATAGCCCTCCGTAGCTGCTTCGTTCATAAGCGCAATGAACCGCGACGGGGTGTAGGGCGGGTCAAGCGCAACGTGGTCGAATGTAAAGACATTTGCATACTTTGCCGCAGACCCGTGTTCTGTGTCTATCACAGCAATTCGCTTTCCCAAGACCGATGCTATCGCAAGAGCTGTCCAAGTCTTCCCTGACCCGCTCGGCCCGATGATAGCAAGCCGTAGCTTGCCTTCGTACTTTACCGCTGGTTGAAAACTTTTCATGTTAGTCTCCTTTCAGGTTAGTATGCCAAACACGCAAAGTGCGAGCAGGGCGAGGGTAATCCACATCGCCCCCCACCTTCTTTCTGCCACCTCATCGAAGACGTTGAGAAGCAACGCCCCCGCGCAGAAGGCATTGACCAAATCTGCTAGTTCGTACATCATTCTCCTTTCATACCGCGTGCGGTACTAGCCGCTATACACAAGCTTATCAGCAACATTCCTAGGAACATACCCGCGAACAGACCCGCGGTAAACGGTACCATAGTTGCCTCCTTTGTAAGAACCGCCCTCGTTGTACGACATTCCCATTATATACGCAAAGTAGCCCCGTGTCAAGTGTCGGCTTGGTTACAACCATCAGCAAGGGCGTCTAGCCGGTTTTGCAGTTCATTCATCTGGCCGAAGCGTTCGTCCATGCGTTCAATCAGCCCAACCAGAACGTCAATCTGGTTGCGGTTCTTTTCTGTGGCTTCGTCCAAGTTTGCAAAGTGCAAGTCACTGCTCGCCTTGTACTGCTTAGCGCTTGCAGAAACCCTTCGGTCAACCTCTTGCAAGATACGGTTCACAATGTGTTGCACTAGTGCCCCGTAAGCCTTCAGCACCCCCCCCGCCACATTTTGGACCTTATCAAACATCTCTTCTGAGCGCTCTTCCTTGTCATAGCACTGTGCCTTTAGCCCTTCCCTTGTAGACGTGAGCCTAAACCACCTACCAGGGGCCAGCTCATTCCACGTCAAATCGGCAAGGATGCGAGCCACGCCCCCCTTAGGCACAAAGGTGACAAAAATCTCGTGACGGGCGGGATACCCGTCGTCGTTCGTTGAAACGCGCCTAAACTTGACATCCATATCAGCCCCCTATCAGCTTTGCTATTTGTGTCCGGTTCGTAAACCGAAACAGCCTACATATCACATCCTCGCGATCCCAGTACAGTGCGAATTGTGAGCTTGGGATGGCCCGAAACGAGCCATCCGCAAACTCGACAATATCCCCCCCTTGCCACGCGTCACAGTTCCGCGCAGCTTCTTCTAGTGCTTCTTGTAGCGTCATGCGCTCCACATCAGGTAGTAGTCGTCTGTATCAGGCTGTGCTAGAACGTAGTCAATCGTTTCCAGCACAATCTCAAGTGCTTGTAGGTACCAGTCCAACCCATTGTCTTCGCACACCAAGTGTAAGGCTGGTTCGCCTAGTACTGTTTGTCCTGGTATCGCTGCATAGATGGTTGTTCCTTTGGGCCAGAACTCCCCCCGCCCGCTGCTATACCCATCGGGGAAAGCCGGTGCGCGTTTGCGTTCTTCTGCAAACGCTTGTAGGGCATCATAAGGGGTTCTAGGCGAAGCTGGCCCAAGCATTGGCCTTGCAGCGACTGTTATCACGTTGAAGTGGCCTATGTCTGACGCCATGTACGCCTTTAGGGCTTCGATAGCTTGTTCGGCACGTACTTTGCTCGCCCCCCAATCGGGCGTGAGTTCATATTTGTCTCCCGCCCCGAAGATGTCGTACAGATCAGGAACCCCCACCCTTCGCAGGACTTGGTTTATCCCCCTTGGATTGTAGCTACTTCGGAAGTACCCCATGTCAAACAGGTGGCTGGGATACTGAGCAGACGGTTCGCGAACACCTAGGCGCGCAGGGTGGCAACCCCAGTCATCCAGGCCAAGGCCTTTTGCCACAGCCCTGGCCTTTTCATATGCGGTGTTCGCGTCGGCCTTGTACAGCGCGTCACATTCCGTCTCATATAGTGCTTCGATTCGTGCTGCCTCTGCCTTATCCGCGCACTTGTACAAATGCACATCCAAACCCATGTCACACCTCCCCTTGTTCGTTCGCGGTATTCAGTGCATCCGCTGCGATTCTATCTTCCAAGTCTGCAATCTTGCCCTTGACCCGTTCGAGCATTTCAGCGTCGGGTTTGACGGGCCGCCAACCACCCAGGGTAAGATCACGGTGTTCTAGGTGCATGGGCATGACCAGGGCATACAATTCGTTCTCGGCTTTGTCATGCCCAAAGACCTCGAACGCCCCCCTAGGCGTAAAGAACCGCAAGATCGTAGGCCGTTCTGGGTCCATTCCTGCCAGGGCTTCTTTCAGATACTTTGCGTTCACTGCAATGGCAAACTGGACTGGCCCCTTGGGCATGACTTGATCCATATTGGGAAACTTCCCTTCGACTTCGGTCAATTCGGCCACAAAGTTCCCCGAAGGAACCTTGCCCCTGACTATGCCCGTGGTGTCCTGTAGGCATTCTGGGGTCTTTGCTGCGTGCATTCGGAACCCGTCAACCCCCGTGATAGTACCATCTGCGACGTTGATTCCCGTTATCACTGGTCGGGTTTCGTCCTTGGCTGCTGCCTTCTGCACCCAGCGAATCAGCGTGCTTTCCTGTTTGTTGCCCTTGACTATCATTCTACCCCCCTTTCATCCTCGTCCCCCTCGTCGTGGTCGCACAAAGTGTAGGGTACCTCTACGCCATCCAGGGCCACGCATGTCACCACTCCCCCGTAGACGTGCACCACTAGCGTAGCCTCGCCCCTTTCCAATATCCCCTTGACCGTTTCTTTTGCGTTCATATTCCCCCCCCTTTAGTTGTGTCTATAGGCGACGGCGTCAAAGCCCCCGCCCCAGCCCAAGTCATCAGCCACGTCCTGGGTCATGGCTTCCACGTCCATTTCTAGGCCGTCATAGCTTGCCCATTGTTCCTCTGGTGTGTCAAGCCACAGATCAAGCCATTCCTCTAGGGAATTGACCTTCCGGTACCCTGGCCCCGCCGGTAGCCCCAATCCCCATTGCACTAGGGTTTCCCCGCCTATGATGCAAGTAAACTCTTCGGGGTCGTCCGTTGCCAAGTCTTTCCAATACGCCCTTGCCGCCACCCCCGCCTTTTCTTCGGATTCGGCCACAACATAGTCTCCCCCGCCGGTCTCAAGTTCTGGCAGGTATCTGCCCACAGCAACCTTAGACACCCCCAGCCGCTCACCGTCAATCACGACTAGCCTCCCGCCCTCGATTATCTTTGTCATTTCCCCCCCCTTGTCTGCTAGTTCATCCATAAAGGCCCGGATAGCGGGTTCAATCGGGTGTAGGTCGACTTCATGGCCCCCCTCATCGTATTCCCGAATCCACTGTTCCCCTACCCAATACCCGAACCAGTGCCCCGTTTGAGTGTCCAGCCGTGCATAGCTTACCTTGTCTAGATTCATACCCCCCCTAGTTGCTCAATGTACGCCCAAACGATAGCCATGATCGAGTGCTGCCCGTATCTTGACCCCGTGGCGTCATACTCAAATATCCATTCCCCGCCCTCCCAAACGAAGGAATGCCCAGAATATGCATCATCCCAAACGAATCTCACGTTACTACCCCCTTTGCAAATAGCAGCACCATAATAGCCCACACCAACAGAACGAACAGAACCCCCAAGCACCCCGCCGCGTACTGTATCCGTGTTTTGTCCATAGCCCCTCCCCTTTTACCGCGCGCGGTACTATACGCGCCGGATGTACAGCGTAAACACTGGATCGCCAGACCTTACCCGCACCTGCCCCACTTTGACCGCGTCCTCTGGTATGTCCTGGTGCCACCCCGCCGCACCCGCCCGCCACCCTGCCGGGCAATCCGCTTGCACTTGGTGAACCGCGTCAAAGACCCCCGCCCTGTAGTAGTTGTGAAACCCCACTTTTGCTGCTGCCTGTTCGTTTGTCATTTTACCCTCCTTATCTGATATAACCATCCGTGCACATGTAGCGATGCTCTTCGTTCCCCTGCCAGCACTCGATGATCCAGGCGTTGCCGTCCGCATCAGCCTGCGGGTCGTCCGGCAGGTATAACTGTGCAATGTGCGTATGCCAGCCCTGCATCGTATCGCGTTCCTGCTCAGCGCATTCCCTGCGTGCGAAGGTCTTGATCCTAGTCATTTCCACCTCCTTGGTGTAGGCACGTATGCCCGCAAGTATTCCGCGGCGTCCACGTAGGCCCGCCACCTACCCTCTGCGGCTGCGTGTTGCGTGTTGTACTGGCCCCTCGTGACTTTGGCGTCTTCTGCATAGAGTAAAGCCTTCTGGTCAAGCCTGCGAATCACTGATCGGATCTGTTCATCTGTCATTTTACCCTCCTTAGTTCTAGCTTGACTGCCCTGCGCGCCTTGGCCCGTAGTTCTGCCCGCCGCCGTAGAAACGCCTTCCGCTTACGGATAGCATCTAGGTCTCTCATCATGCCCTCCCCTGGGGAACCGCACCCCCGAATTGTCACCCGACGACAACCGCACCCATCAAGACCCGTCGGTTGAGCTTGTAGAAGTGATACTGGTTCGGCCAGTCCCTAACGACCTTACGCCGTGGATTGACCACAACGAAGGTCTGTTCCGTGAGCCCCCCGCGAAACGTGATAGGCTCCACCGTCCGTATCACAAGCCCCTTGCGCAAGCGGGGCGGCTTCAGCGCAAGCCGCTCCCTGCACCGCTTGCGCCATTCCACAGCCCGCGGCCACACCGTTGGCGTCAACAGGTCAAGTATTCGCTGTGGGCAATCACACTCAAAAGGCCCTATATCTTCCGACATGTCCTTGTAGCAGAAGTTGAAACGCGGATCGTTGCGCTGATACCTGAGTAGTATCACTCGCGCGTGAACCCCCCCGTCTGGCCCCCGTAGCGCAGCGTACGCCGTCATGCCCTGCCTGCCTATGTCTACCAGTTCATACGGTAGAAACTCCGACTTGAACCACTCCGCATCTGTTACGCCTTTTTCCCGCCTTGCGCATGTCCAGCCCATGATAAACCCCCTTTCTCTTTCACTATACCCCAACACCGGCAGCATAGTGCCCACAGCGTAGCACAGAACCCCCGTTCTGTGCTACATCTGAGCACTATCCCCAATCCTCTATGTCTGGATCATACCCCTGCCGCATCAATTCGTCCGCAATCAACGCGTCAACGGTGCCGCAATCAAGCCGCCCGCAGTCACCATTGAGCAACTCCCGCAGAGCCGCCCCTATGCGTGCCCATTCTGGCCCCAGGAATGCATCAGCCGATAGCCCCGCGCCGTTCCGCGCCATATGCCGCGCCCCGTACAATTGCCACGCCCGCACCATGCCGACAATGCCAGTCTCCGGCCCCTGAGGTTCCCTCCACGCCAATTCATGCCGCAAAGCCCAGTGCATTTTTACCCCCTTCCCTGGTCACAATAAAACATAACTATCGTTCTGATTGCTATGTCATAAGCAGCCGCCCGTTGGCTGGCGCCAAATGCCCGGCGACCCAACCCCCCCCTCGATAAAATGCTGCCCCCCGCCGATTGGCATCGCGCAACCGCCGCAATTCTCGCAGTATATGCCGTGTAAGCCGCTTCTCGCTCATGTTACGTTACCCCTTCCCGATAGTCTACTACCCAAGTCACACCCTGCGAAACAGCCAGCATAACCACCCCGGCTTTCGAACCCGCACGGTATGCCCACAATAGCGCACCCTGCATAACTGCCTACCGTATGCCCTAACGTCCCAACCAATCGACAACCCAATACCCCACCATTGCCAAGACCCCAGCCGTTTCACGCTACCCCCTTTTCGCATTCTATGGGCTTGTGCAACTCTTGCGCCAAGCGTTCTGCAACCTCCCGCCGCCGTGTTCTATAGCACCCCGTGCACCCGTTGCCCGGCAACCATTCCCAGCCCCGCCTAAACATTCCCCCCCTTGCCTTGTAGAGAATCCCCAACGCTAACCACCCCTCTTCGACCTCAACGACCCGTATCATTACCCCCCCTGTCTATAATTGCTAACGCGTCCTGATATGCCTCCGCCCGTGCGCGATGTACACACACTAGAAGATGCTGCCTGTGCTTGCGCCAACACCGAACCCAGCCGCGCTCGCGCTCGATGCAATGCTCCAGTTGCTGCCGAATTGTCACTGTAACCTCCTAGTCGAATATATCCCAACATATCCCAAATGTGTAAAATGTGTATTGTGTGCCCTCCCTCCCCCGCTCCCCCCGCCCCCCTATACCCCTTGTGGTCAAAGGGCCAGCGTCCCACTTTGCCATAGAAAACACGGGGTCAATAGGGCGGGCGTCCCACTTGGCGCAGGGGTTGGTCGATAACCTAACTCTTGCGGACTTGGTCATTTTTTCACGAATTCCGCCGAATCCACAACCAAGCGCCAAGCGCCAAGCCACACCAAGCGAGTAGCAGCGCTGACAAGTAGACGTTGATGATCGACTCGATCGTTTCTTGCGCTGTCATGTTTACACTTCTCCTGCGTATCGCCGCAAGTAGCACACTGCTTGCAGCAGCTCGTCCATCCGGGTATACTGGTGTCGTATAGAATCTCGCAAAGCTTTTTCGTGGTCGGATACGCGTTCAGGGGATACACCGGCATAAAACTTGTGATGAAGTCGTGACTTGTCGTGGTCAAGCTTGCGTCGCAGCGACTTCATCCTCATCCTAGCGTACAATGTCAAGTCTCTATCGTTCACTTTGACACCTCCTGGATAGTGCATAGCATACCATATGGCAGCCGCTTGCAGACGGCCGTTATGGCGCTCGACAACCCGACACATTTACCACAAAAGAAACTGTCAATGCGGCTGCCAGCTGGCAGCTGAAACCGATGTTCGCGCGTTCTCTGCAGTTCGTTCTCTAGTTCTGCGAGTATGCAGCTAATCAATGCGTTCTGTTCTTGCGCGTTCACTTTGACACCTCCTGCGTTTTGTGTTTGTGCGACTACTGCGCACACTTGAACGCCAAACCGAAGTTTGGCGTTCTGTGTATGCACTAGACGGGACGTCCAGGCAGGTATGCTCCCCAGCCAAGTTCTCGTGCCAGGCTGGCCAGTTCATTGCGTATCACCTGCGAATAATGGGTAGGTACCCACGGGATAATACTGTCGTGATACGCAATGCGTGCTAACAGCGCTTCCCGGATTCTGTTCACGCTCGTGACCTCTACGGGCGGGGATAGGCGCTCACAAAGTGTCATTGTACTGTCTCCTTTGCTGTGATCGCATCTTCGACTACTGCAATCGCAAACCGTATTGTGTTGAGTTCTCCACTGATGTACGCTCGCTTGGCCTTGTCCTTCGATAGTCTGTTATACTTCTGTTCCATCTCTAGTCGCTGTCTGTGCTCGTCCAGCGTATTGCGAATTGCATCAACGAGCCTTCTCTCGCCAAACACCGCCGTGACTAGTTCTGCTTTTTGTGCTGCTGTACATTGCTGTTGCTGGCCTTTCAGTACTTGCTCCAGTTTCATTCTACGCCTCCCACTTGTGATAGTGCTCGCGCACGCCTACAGCATAGCACGCCCAGCGTAAAGGGAGCGTAAAGGTAGCGTAAAGGCGGCGTAAAACTTGCGTAAATATCGTATGAAGACATTATGAAGACATTATGAAGAAACACACCTTCGCACTATGCCCATTATGGCAACACGGGGATCTGAAGAGACCGGACCGGAGACCAGAGACCGGAGACCAGACCAGGACCAGGACCAGGGCAGGAGCGGAGCAGGCCAGCGGAATAGGGGGGGGACTTGTCATAACGGGTGTCAAGCGCTGACGCAATCTACGCCTACTTTTTCCCCTTACTGGTTACTTCGTATGTCTTGACAAGTGGCTTGTTCTTTGCTATACTGTGGGTCAATTGGGGAGTGCGAATGACTGAGACGGAGTATGAAGAGTTGGTGGCCCTTCTCTGCCAGTTACTGGTGTTGGCGGGCGTGCCTGACTTGGTTGCTGCGAAGACTTTTGCCGATTACGTCTATGTCTTACCGGCTTCTTCGTAGGTTGTTGTTGTAGGGGCTTGACACTGTAATTGAATCTTGACAAATTGGTCTGTGCCTGCTATACTGTGTATGCAAGAATACGCTCCCACGCCTATTGCCTATTGCCCGTTCTGCGGGGTGGAATTGCCGGATGTGAGTGGTAAGGATAGAAACACCGATACTTGTGGGAAAGTATAGGGAAGTTTAGCCAAAATGACTGAAAAAGACCCCAAAACTCCGAAAAAAGCCGTAGGGGGCGAAAATACCGCCGAAAAGCCCGCATTTGGCCTTGGACCCGTCCAGTTGAGCATAAAAGCTCTCATTTACCCGCTATCTGGAGAAGAATGATGGGCGTTCCATACCGCGCCATAGACTACCTAGAAGATGTGGTTGATTCCGGCCTATTCGTAACCCTAGACACCGAAACCCAAGACCGTCTATTACAAGGCGTTGGAGGCCCGGAACAGTGGAAGCTCAAGACAGGCAGGGCATGGACGGGAAAGCGGCTAATCCCCATCGGCGCAAACCCGGCTATGACTGTCCTACAAACCATCAAGGACATTTTCATTGGCGAATCGCATCTTGCGCCCACGCTGAAGAAGGCCTGGCACTGCGACCACTGTGGTAGGCTGAACTGGCTAGATAGGCTAACTTGTGAGGGGTGTGGGGCGCCGAGGCGAGAATGGTGAAACAGTGCGATTGCGACGACGTCGTACCTTCTGCGACTAGCTGGTTCTCTAGAAGAAGCCCAGGCGACTGATGTGGTTGTGTTTGAAGGGTATTAGCTTATGGGGCCTACACGCCCTTTGTGTAGAAAAGGAGAAACATGACCACTGAGCTGGAAGAAAGAATACCGGCGATGGAAGACTACGTTGATGGCGAGTGGGTGTTCACAGTTGACGGCAAGGTAACGCGATTCAAGGACTGGCGAAAGAAGAAGGAGTTTCTGCTAGATGAAGCTGAGGCTCGTAAGGCTGCGGGGGACATGCGATTGATCTCGCGCGGCATCACTCGTGCTGCCATAGAAGCCAATAAGGCCCCGCGAGCTGCGTACAATGCCGAAATTGTACCTGGCCGCGACTACCGTATCTACAGCCGGTCTAAGGGCTGGACTTGCATCTTGTGTGGGGCGCACTACAAGCTAGATCCCATAAAGAAGTGGTGGCAGTTCTGGAGGAAGGGCTACCCGCCATACCACGCTGGTGGGGCTCGCGTCCCACCGTTTGGGTGGCAGATCAGTTCTGATGGCGATACCGTGTTTTGCAAAAAGTGCCGGAAGGACGGGCGCTGGAGAATGCCGCGAAATATCAGCGACTACTTTAAGCCAACTATGAAAGAGTTTATGGAAAGGTTCACATGATTACCTGGACACAAAAGCTATTTGGGCCAAGAGACCACCTTGATGCCATTGCGGTGGTTTCTGAGTGGCTCCGCGGGCTCCACGGTGAAGTAAAGTACTTTAGCATGGTTCCTGTAGGGGAAGCGGTGTTGGTGGTTGCGGGTTACGAACCGCTGAAAGACGTTTACGAGTATGTTTATGAAGCTGGTTCAGCTCCGTAGTGTTAGCGTTACTGATACTGGGATAGTACATTCTACTGAGCCCTACGTGGCAGCGGTGATAGGGTTGCAGTTAATGGACGTGACTATGCCAGCAGCGGTAACTATTCACCCACCAGCAAGGGCGTACTTGCCTGTTGCGGGTGCGGACCTAGCTCTGTGGGCTGAGAGAGTGCTGGTGTGGCATAAACTAAGGAAAGAATGGGTGGATTACTGGAAGCTGCAAAGGGGGATGTATGGATAAACTAACTGATAGCCTTTTCAACGTAGTGTACTTGATCGCAATTGTGGGCTCACTGCTACTCCTAGCAGGACTCGTAGCAATGCTTCTGTGTCTAATGGGGGTGTTGTGACTGATACCGCGCGCGGTACAAAGTGGATAAGCGACGAACTTGTCGATTACTTACTGGCACGCCAGGAGCTGCAAAGCTCACTCATCAGTGCGATGGCAGACTACACATTTCGCCGCACCGATGCTCTTATGATGGGCGAGAAGTTTGACGAACAAGTCCCAGAAGAGATGATTGAGCTTGCCAAGGACTTGTGGCCCATGCCAGAAGATGACGGCTAGTGTTCAAAGTTGGGGGATTGATGACAACTAAACAGCGGCTTGACAAACTAGAAGCATCGGTAGACGCACTATCAGAACGGATAGATAACCTGGCGCGGTGGCATGCTAGAGACTACGATAAGCTTCGCAAAGATTTCAGGGGATTCATAGCGACGCCAATGGTTGAGTTGACCTATGAGCCCGTGAACAACGACGCGCTCAGGGAATGGCTCGACCAGGAAATAGCAAGGCTAGAACATCACGAAAAGATGCCAGATCGCAGGGCCGAGTGGCTTTGGGGCCAACTTGCGGCCTTCCGCGCGGTTAAGGACTTTCTCAAGAATGCCTGACACCCTGGGCTACACCAAGTTCCCCACAGCACCCGACACTGACGACCCCACTATCAAGCCGTTCCGCCAGGAAGTGTTCAACAAGCTTGTAACTGGCTGGAGCCCGTCGCGGATCTCTGCCATCATGGAAAGTTACTACCACGTTGTGATCACAGAGCCTGACATTCTCGAATACGCCAAGCTCATCCCGCCAGAAGTCAAGATACGGGTTCCCTACCTACACCGACTACTGCATCTGTTGGACATTGAAGTAGACCCAATGGGGGAGATGCAGCGGCTAATGAAGTTCATGGCAATTCGCCTAGACGAAGCACTACAGGCAGAAGAAGACATCCAAGGCGGAAGTCCCGCAAACAAGAAAAAGGCCGCCGACAAAGTAATTCAGCGGGCCAAAGACTACTGGCGGTTCCTAGGCGACTACATTGAACGCATTGCTACCATGCGGGCCGCAGGCGTATCTAGAGAAGTGGTGATCCCAGGCAAGGTTCCATCCGTAAGAGACCTACTAGAACAAACTGGCACCGATAGGATTGTAGACGTGGCAAGTAAGCTGTTGCCGGAAGGCAAGAATGGACCTAGTTCAAACTGACTACAAGCTGATAACCGAGCATCTCCTTCGGAACTACACCCGTAAAGAATTGGAAGACCAAGGCTTCTTGGATAGGCAGTTCGACAAAGAACTGCGAACCCAGCTTGCCCGCAAAGACATGGGGTTCTTTTGCCGCTTTTACTTGCACGAACACTTTAGCAAACCACCCGCCAAAGTACACTGGACCCTGTTTGCTGAAGTCAAGAAGCTCATCGAAACCCCTGGTAGGCAACACATGGTGTTGGTTTTGCCCAGGGGCTGGGCCAAGACCACTATTGCTACACTCGCTGTTCCGTTATGGTGCGTGATGTTCAACCTGAAAAAGCACATCGGAATTGTGAGTGATAGCCAAGACCAGGCCAAAGACCAGCTTCAGACTCTAAAGAGCGAGTTAGAACACAACGAAAGACTCAGAGAAGACTTCGGCAACCTGGTTGGTAAAAACATTTGGCAAATGATGGACATCGAAACCGCTTCGCACATTAGGATTAGAGCCTTTGGAACGGGCCAGAAGATTCGTGGCAGGAAGCACGGCAAAGACCGCTTTGACCTACTGCTACTAGACGACCTTGAAAACCTAAAAGCAGTTAATAGCCAGGCAGCCCGCGAGGCCCTTCACCGTTTTGTCTACGGCTCTGTAATGAAGGCGGGCTGGACAGACACTACAATAATCGCGATGGGCAACTTCTTGCATTGGGACTGCTTGCTGATGAACATGGTCAAGAACCCAATGTTCAAGAGTATTGTGTTCAAGGCCATGGTTTCATGGCCCGACAACATGGACATGTGGGACCACTGGCGCGACTTGATTACTAACCTGGATGACCCACAAAAAAACGAGACCGCCAAAGCCTACTTTGAAGCCCACAAAGAAGAAATGCTCCAGGGCGCAGAAAGCTCGTGGCCCGACGCGTTTTCAGTCTACGACCTTATGATGATGCGGGTTTCTGACGGGGAAGCGTCTTTTGCCATGGAGCTCCAGAATGAACCCATAGACCCAACACGAAGATTCTTCAAGTCCTGGGGGATCTACCGCAGGGCCCGCAAGCTTGAAGATACCTGGCTAGTACCCGCCGCCAACCAACCAGCAGTCAGACTTAAAGACTGTGCCATCTTTGCGTTCACCGACCCGTCTTTGGGGAAAACTGCACGGGCGGACTATTCGGCGATTATAATTCTGGCAAAGGCTCCTACAAGGCAACAGTTTGTGCTAGAAGCGGACATCAAGCGCAGGCCGCTAGACCAGCTTATCAAAGATCAGATCAAGTACGCGAAAAAATATAAGATTACTAGGTGGGGGATTGAGTCCAACGCGTTCCAGGCTCTCTTTACAACCGATAGCGCCAGGGCGAGCATGCAATCTGGAGTCTACATGCCCATCGCACCAGTAAACCAGATAGCCAACAAGACCGCGCGAATCCAGACATTGCAACCTGACTTGGAAAATAGGTACATTCTCTTACCAGAGAATGGGGCCAAGCTGCTCAAGCAACAGCTAGAACGGTGGAAGCCCAGCTCTACTGGCAACGACGACGGCCCTGACGCTCTGGAGGGCGCGCGGAACCTGGCGCGAGAATGGGAACCATTGGATGTAGTTGAGATAGTCCAGGGCGACATACACCAGTTCAATAAGCACGAACACGACAGGGGTACGGAACAATACGATCCCTGGGATGAAGCTGACAAATTGGCAGATGAAAGAATCAGGGAGTATAGACTAGCCCAGAGAGATGCCATAATGAACGAATTGGAGGGCGAGGAGCGAGAGGCCGCGCTAGCCAAGTTACCAGTCCTGGAAGAAAAGCCAGAGGTGTTTGTCCCCAAGATGGTTTACTAAGACTATGAAATGTGGAATCAGAGGCCTACTCACGATCCTGGCCAGGTTGTGGCTCGAAAACGCAGAGCTGAAAGCCTTAGTGGCTGCCTACGAAATCGAGATTGAAGAACTCTATGATGAGCTGGAGGGTTGATGCAACCGACTGTTGACATTGTGGTGGCTGTGTATAATGCAAGGCCGTTCGTTCTCAGGTGCTTTCAGTCGGTGAGGGCTGAAACAAAGTACCCGCATAACATCTACTTTGCAGACGACGCCAGTACCGACACAACGCTAGTAAAAGCTATGCGAGATTGGGATAGCCAAGGGCTGGCTACCCTGTTGCGATCTGAGCGGAACCTTGGGTTCGCCGGAATCAACAACTGGGCGGTCAGGCAGACCAAGAGTGACTTCTTCTGCCTGCTGAACTCTGATACTGTAGCCCTACGGGGGTGGTTGGGGGCAATGATGGAAGTTATGCTTTCCAATGACCGCATAGGAATTGTGGGGGCAAAGCTATTGTTCCCCACGGGCAAGCAAGAAAGCGCTGGAACGATACAACACGCTGGGGTTGGTAGAGACAGGACGGGGCAGCCCTACCATCCATACAGAGAAAGGCCAGCAGACTTTATTCCTGCGAACGTGTTGCGGGAAGTGAACGCCGTTACTGGGGCCTGTATGCTGGTCCGCCGAAAGTGCTGGGACGAGCTAAAAGGCTTCGACGAACGCTACTCAATGGGGCAGTTTGAGGATGTAGACTTCAACTGGAGGGCTAGAATGGTGGGTTGGAAGATCTACATGCAGCCAAAGGCGGTTCTGTACCACTACGAACACGGTTCTGGGGAGGAGTTCGTGGTGCGGAGCCACGACAAGAACAAAGACATCTTGTTGAGAACCTGGCGGGGAATTGCGTCAGACGAACACCTGTTTCCAGACGGCAAGAGATACGACTACTACCCAAATAGTTACCAGAGGGGAAAGTAATGTTCAAGTCATGTGGCGAACCATTCACTATGTTCCCGCTTACCAAGATCATCAACACAGAAGTTATTGAGATAGGCCACCACTGTCAGATAGATGACTTTGTGTTCATCGATGGCGGCGAGTCTACAACCATTGGGGACTACGTTCACATAGCGACGTTTGCTTCCATAACAGGAGGCGGTGTACTCAAGCTTGGTAGCTTCACCACGCTTTCTAGTGGGTGTAGAGTCTTTACTGGAACAGATGACTTTTCAGGTAAAACGCTCTGTGGCGCGCCCATCCCCGCGCCGTTCAGAGAACCCATACGTAGTGTAGTAAGAATTGGCAAGCACGCACTGGTAGGGGCTAACGCTGTAGTGTTACCTGGAGCAGTTATCGGGAACGGGACTGTTATCGCAGCGGGGGCTGTGGTTCTCCAGGGGCAACACTGTACTCCGTGGTTGGTCTACGCGGGGGTTCCCGCAGTGGTTGTGGGCCGTAGACCAAGGTCAAAGATGGAAGAACTGGAAAAGAAGCTAATGAAGGGGGTCCTATGTTTTTGAGCGTAGTTATACCCGTTTACAATCGTAGAAATGGACTTCGGCTCTGCCTAGCAGCTTTAGACAAGCAGTCTGTCAAGGATTTCGAGGTAGTTGTGGCTGACGACGGAAGTGACGATGACCCGTTTGGGGTTCTGGGAGAGTACAATCGGGCTTTGAGCTTGCGTTATGCTTGGCACCAGCGGCGGGGCACAAGAATTGCCCTGACTCGCAATGAAGGGGCTGCAATTGCCCAGGGTGATGCGTATCTTTTCCTAGACTCCGATGTGCTACTAAACCCTACAGCTATCGGGCATTACATGAACATTCACAAAGCTAACCCCGATGTTATCGTAGCAGGAAGGTATGACTGGCTACCACCACAAATCGCGGCGGTGTACCAGGTCCACTACGATTGGGAGAAGCTGATCGCGGGTGACCTTCCCAGGCTAGAGACACTGGAAGACGAAGCCCTGGGTTTTCAGGGGGCTGACCCACGTGCGGTAAACCCAGAATTGTTCAACAGTTCGGTGATTCACACAGACGGGTACTGCCTATCACTCTTCAGTGGCAATTTGTTGGTCCCCAAGAGAATCTTCCACGAGCTCGGTAGGTGGGACCAGAACATGATTGGTCACGGCGGAGAAGACGCGGAGTTCGGCATGCGGGTGCAAAGGGTGCATTTGCCAGTTATCTTCTCAGAAGACGTGGTTGGCTATCATGTTTGGCACGAACGCAACCAATACCTAAACGAAAAGGAGCTGAGAATCAATTGTAGCTACATTGCCCAGAAGCATGACCTGGCCAGTTTGGGCATAAGGCATGGAAAGGAGTTCGAGCCCGCCCTGGTATACCGTGAAGGGGTGGACCATGTTTAAGCCCACATGGGAATCTGGCGACGTTCAACTGTACCTTGGGGATTGCCTTCAGGTGATGCAGGAGTTAGGCGCCGATAGCGTGGACGCGGTGATTACCGACCCGCCGTATGGGATAGGATTTGGCTATGAATCATCGTACATAGACACGCCCAAAACGTATGGCAACTGGATATGGGAATGCATGAGACTGGCTGAGTCAAAGTGTAGCCCAGGTTCACCCATCTTCATTTGGCAGGCGATGCTGAATATTCGGTATCTCCACCAATGGTTTCCAAGAGAGTGGCGACTTTTTGCTGCGTGCAAGAACTTTGTGCAAATACGAAAGATTGCCATGCAGTATGCTTTCGATCCAGTCGTTGTATGGTGGACGCCTGGCGAGGTGTGGTCAGATGCTAGTGCTAACCGCGATTGGCACATTGGCAATACAGCCAATACGCTGAACCGGAAGGCGGGCGACGCTCTGGGACACCCATGTGCAAGGCCGCTGAACCAAATCAAACACATCGTGGCGCAATGGGCGCGGCCCGGCAGCGTTGTGTTGGATTGTTTCATGGGCAGCGGCACAACGGGCGTGGCGTGTGTCAAAACAGGCCGCAAGTTCATCGGTATAGAGATTGAGCCAAAGTATTTCGACATTAGCGTAAAGCGCATCTCGGAAGCACAACAGCAAATAAGGCTAGGAATCTAAGGGGGGGCAATGTTTCTGAGTTTTGTTATTCCGACATACGAACGAGTAGCCAACCTGCGCAGGGTGCTCAGTTCGCTGATTTTCCAAACAGACCGCGATTTCGAGGTCATCGTGAGCGACGATGGCAGCACAGATGGCACCGCTGCAATGGTTCGCCAGCAGGCCGAAAGGCTGCCTATCAAGTATTTCTGGCACAAGCACCAAGGGTATAGGTTAGCTATGGTGCGCAATAGGGGTGCAGCGCTACGCGACAAGAAGACGACGCACGTATGGTTTCTTGACTCTGATGTCGTGCTTCCCAAGGATGCCGTTGCCCAGGCCAAGAACATCTACGCGAAACACCCTGACGTAGTGCTAGCAGGCAAATACGACTGGATGCACGAACACCCGTGGCCCGTAGAGTGTGGACCGAACTACTGGGAAGAGTTCTCCAAACTACCATTCAGGCCTGACCACCGGAAACAGGCGTTTGACAACGAGACAATTCATACCTTCTATGAAGGGGGTGTCATCGGGGCCAATATCTTGTGCCCTGTAAAATGGTTGCTGAAAAGGGGCTTTGACGAGAACATTATCGGCGGCGGGGAAGATGGCGAATTCTCCTATCATTTGCAGGAACAAGGTGCGCCAGTCATCTTTTCTTCGGCGACACGGGGGCTGCACATGTGGCACCCGCGAGACCCCGCAGGGGACAACTCGATGGCACTACACATCATAAGGACACGCTACTTGGGAATGGATGAATGAGCCACATCTGCGTAGTTATGGCTGTACACAACCGATTCCAGAATGTGAATATGGCGTTGTTCTCATGGGCACTTCAGTTCCGCGACGACTTCAGTGTTGTGGTGGCCGACGATGGTAGTACAGATGATATTGCGGCGCTAGTAGAATACTACGAGCGTTATCTCAACATCTGCCACGCTCGACGAGAAGAAGGTGGAAACGTGGCGGCCAATCTCAACCAGGGTACTAAGTGTGCGCCACCCGAAACCACGCACATTTGGTATACGGATGGAGACATAATCCGCAAGAGTGATGCGATGGGCTGGGCATACAAGCACATAGAAGAATACCCTAACAGAACGATTATAGGTAGATACGACTGGCTACCGCCAATGGAGATTGTGGCAGACAACCTTCGGTGGGAATGGGAGAAGATCATAGCCTGTGAGCTACCTAGACTGGACGTTCCAGAGAAAGACCAAGCCTACAGAGAAGACCACCGACTGACCAATGACCCAGAAGCGTTTGAGCACAAGCTGGCGAACCATTCAGGCCATATCCTGGGAGCAAACTTTATCATACCTATCCAGGCATTCTACGATACAGGTGGGTGGGATGAGTGGATTCCAGGCGGAAATGCCAACGATTCGGACATGGGCTGGATGCTCACACAGGCGGGTTACGGGTCGTTCTCGTCTCCACATCTGACGGGGTACCACATGTGGCATCCGAGAGACAGCAAGGCCCTAGCAGAGAACGCGGGGATAGCCCTAGTCTACATTTTTCGTAAACGCGGTCAGGAAGTGCCCGACTACTACAAGCCGTACATAGAGAAAGAGAAGCAGTGGAGGAAGGAACATGGCTGGCCAGAAGTCTGAGAAAGAAGTCGTAAAGCGCGTGAAATGCGAGGTCTACTCCAGAATCGTAGGTTTCTTAAGGCCGCTTGATAGCTGGAACCCAGGGAAACTCGCTGAATGGGAAGACCGCGTAGATTACAAGATGCCGAAGGGGGATGAGCTTGCCGACAGCAGTCTATGATGGGGTCGAGATTGAGGTTTCAGAGCCTGTACTCTGGCCCGTGGAACGTATAAACTTCAGAATGCACCCGTGCACGGACTTCTCTGGAGTGGAGAAGTACAAGAACGGGGAACTAGAATGGAAACCCATTATTGTGTGCCGCCGCTGTTTCGTAGTCCTAGATGGGTGGCACCGCCTAGCCGCCGCATGGCAAATGGGCAAGCGATACATAGAAGTCCAATTCACAGACTTCCACCTTAACGGGGCGTCGGGCAGGTGCTACTGTGATCAAGTTAATTGGATAGACACTCTCCGGCCCTGGGTAGACATGGACTGCGTTTCGGGTTCCTATCACCGCAAAGACTTCAAAGTAGTCTGCTTCGCCAACTGCGTGAACCAACTCAGGCGAGCTGGGCCGCCGATGCCAATCTGTAGGGACTGGGAGCAAGCGAAAGCTATTCTCTCGTTAGGGGTAGTCCAGAACCGCAAGATACTGGACGTCGGAAGTAGGGAAAGTATCGTACCCGCATACCTGGCCGATAAGGGGGCGGAAGTTACAGCTATCGACCTGAACACGGACATGATTAAACCCCATAAAGGTGTGACCATTATGGAAGCTGACGCCAGGGAGCTGCCCTTTGAAGACAACTACTTTGACCACGTGGTTTCTACTGCGTGCATCAAGCACATACCCGAAGACACAAAAGCTGTCACCGAGATGGTCAGGGTAGTGAAGCCGCATGGGTTAGTAGCTCTATCCTTTGACTTCGGGCAAGAATATGCGGAGTTTCCGAGCGAAGCGACTGGTAGGCGTATCTACGATGCAGACTCTGTGTATGCGCGGTTGCATGTACCGCACGCGGTAATCCAAGAACCAGCAGACTTTGGGAGATGTGATTGGGCCGATTGGCCAGTGGAGAGCCAAGCACCAAGCGTATACGCGAAGGGCGTAAACGTGCAGGTAGCGTTTCTACTGTTGAGGAAGGTGCCATGATGGAGAAGCTATACAGGATGTGTCCCGACTGTAACGGCTCTGGCTTTCAGCCACCGCCGCTGAGCGAAACCTTTATGTGTTTCAGGTACTCATGCTCTACGTGCAAGGGCCAGGGGTTCGTCGAGGCCGCGGATGCTGAACGCGACCACGCCATTGGGCAAGCTGTGCGTAAATACCTGGAATCTTGGACACGCCCCACAAACTGGATGCTATCGGACCTGGTGCGTAAAATAGCCCTAGAATTGCACAAGTGCGGCTTTCATGCATCGGCAACGCTAGAAGAAACAATTGCCAGAATATTGAAGGAATATGAAGCATGAAACTTGCCTGGGTCTATGATAAAGGTCGTCCCAAGAACTGGGCCAACAGAGCCTTTGAAGGTGCAGCGCTAGGCGGCTCCGAGGCAAGCATGCTGCACTACGCCAGAGAGTTTGTGCGGCTCGGTCACAGCGTAACTATCTTCACGCCTGGTGCTAGCGCTTGTGAGCTAGACGGGGTTCAGTGGCGAGACACCAAGGACAGCATGTGCCAGCGCCGGTACGATGTAGCCATAGCACTGCGGTTTCCAGACTCTCTGCCAGGGATGTTGGCTCCGCTAAAGGTCTTGTACTGCTGCGACCCAGAGATCCCAGAGCTACCGCAGTATGTCAAGAACGGGTTCGTGAACGTGGTTATCACCATTAGCCAGTATCAGACAGAGCTATTCCAGAAGCAACACCCGATTCCGAGAGAGATGTACCTTGTGAGCAACGCGGGTGTGGTCTATTCCGACTACCTTAACAAGAATGTTAAGAAAGTACGCGGCAGGTGCATCTACTGTAGCGCACCGCCAAGGGGTTTGCTACCGCTCATTCATGCGTGGCCGCTGATTCGACAGAAGGTTCCGTATGCTACGCTACACGTTACGGGCGGATTTGAGCTTTGGGGGTTGGATATTCCTATCGAGCAACAGCCCGTGTTGCAAATGTTGCTGAAGTTGGAAGGGGCGACATACCTGGGGGTGGTATCCAGGGCAGACCTTGTAAGAGAACAGCTAGAAGCAGAAGTTATGTTGTTGCCAGGAAGGACGGATTCGCCTGAGATGTGTTGCATCTCGTTTTCAGAATGTCAGGCAGCAAAGGTCTTTCCACTTGTAGGAGACATTGGGGCATTGCCGGAACGGGTGCTATACGGTAACGTGGGGCTAGTTTGCTCTGTTGATGGCCTATCGGTAGAGACAGGAGCGTTCGCGGGACTGGCCGTCGGTATTTTAAGAATGCGAGACCCGCTTATGGAAGTGCGTCACGGAAGCGCGATGGCACAACAGTACGACTACTCAGTGCTGGCACCACAGTGGATTGAGAGATTCGAGAAGGAGCTAAATGGCTAAATACTGGTTGTTTCAGGGAGAGGACTACTATCCAGCGGGCGGAATCTTCGATTTCAGCGGGGTCTTTGACAGCATTGCGGATGCCCAGTTGTCACTAGCGGGCGAGTCCGACTGGGCACATATCGCTGTCCTAGAAAGTGACGATTTCAGCATTGTGGCATATTATGGTCTTCGTACCAATTTGGGCTATGACCGGAAGAAGAAGGCCTATCAATTTGGGCCAAAGTGGGTACTCACTTAATGCCTGACTTCGCAAGTGTGTGTGTGTCGGCTTGGAACAGGCCAGATTTACTAGACCGTTGCCTAAAGAGCCTGTGGGCCAATACTCGATTTCCGCACGAGATCCTGGTCCACGATGACGGTAGCCAAGACGAAACGAGTAACTACTTGTACCAGTTGTCGCGCATGGGCAAGATTAGCACCTTGATTACGAACCCGCGCGGGCACAATAGGGGACACGGGACTTCCGTGAACCGAGCGGTGAACATCTCCGAAGGTAAGTACATAGTCAAGATCAACGGAGATGACAAGTTTACTCCTGGCTGGCTAGGGAAAGCGGTCAGAATGTTTGAGCTTTTCCCAGAGATAGGGTTACTGCACTTGGCCTACTATGACTTTACGGCTCTTTGGAATAGAACGAGAACGAAGCTCCCACCGAAAGACCCGAATGTAGACTATTACACCCTACACCGAGAAACAAGGGAAGGCGTAGAAGCCAGAGTCGTCTGGTGCGGCCCTGGCGATGCGTTTATGTGGACCAGAGACTTCTGGAACGAGGTGGGGCCGTGGCACAGTGAATACGACCTAGCATTTGGGGAAGACGTGTACTTTCGACTGAAAGCTTGCCCTATGATGCGTAGACCGTTACAGCCGCAGGGGAGTAAACTCTGCCCACCGACGCTTGAAGAATTACCAGAACACTGGGAGAAGTACAAGGATACGCCGTGGTTAGTTGCGTGTGACCCGCCGTTAGTGAGCTTTGCTTGGGGCGAAGGGCTATGCTCAATTTACGACGCGCAGAAAACATTGAAGCATGGACCAGTATTATTGGGAGGCAAATGATGGGCTACTTCGACGAAATGAGTGTTCTGGTAACCGGCGGCACGGGGTCGATAGGTTCAGCCATTGTAGAACGGCTGTTGACCAAGAATGTCGCATGTGTAGTTGTTCTCTCTCGCGACGCGTCGAAGCAACAAGAACTGCACGAACGATGTGGGCGCGACGCACGTCTATACTTCAAGGTGGGCGATATTCGAGATAAGGACACCGTTGAAGAAGCAGTGTGGGGTGCGAACTTGGTCATTCACGCGGCGGCGTGCAAGCACATTCCTGCTTGTGAAGAATCGCCCAGGGAGGCGGTGACTATCAACACACTAGGCTCCCTGAACGTATTGCGGGCTTCTTTACGGGAGGGGGTACATACGTGCTTGGCTATTTCGACTGACAAAGCATGTGAGCCGACATCTGTTATGGGCATGACTAAATATCTCATGGAAAGGCTGTTCATCCAGTACGGTTGGGGGAACATGCGGACGCTGTGTGTGCGAAGCGGGAACGTTGCGGGGAGTCAAGGCTCTGTCATTCCGTTGTGGAAGAAACAGATAGCAAGCGGGGGGCCTGTTACAATAACCGACATTGGCATGAAACGGTTCTTCATAACAGTGGACAAGCTGGTAGACTTGGTATTCACGGCTATTAAGACGGGGGTAGCGGGGGAGATCTTTGTGCCACAGATGCCTGAAGTGAGACTCGTAGACCTTGCGGATGTTATGCGGGCAGGAACTGCATGTGGGGTAAGGATTACGGGCGCGCGAGTGGGCGAGAAGCTAAGAGAGACTGTTGTGTCTGAGCAAGAACTGCGAAGGACTTACGGGCGGGGCAACTACTACGTTATTGGTAAGGAGGTGTTGCCAGAAGGGTTCGTGCTCGATAAGTGGTGGGCGACTGAAGGCGAAATGCGAGAGCTATTGTGAAGCCCACCTGGGAATCTGGCGACGTAAAGCTATATCTTGGGGATTGTCTAGAAGTGATGCAAGGGCTAGAAACTGACAGCGTGGACGCGGTGATTACTGACCCGCCGTATGGCGAAACAGACTTCGCATTTGAAGCGAGCCTTAACTCCAATACGTGGATGGGCGTTATGCTCAACTTGGTTCATGCGGATGGGTACCTGGCCAGCTTCGGCTCAATTGAACTGTTGGGCGATATATGCAAGGTTTGGGCCAAGCGGTTTGGAGGCTTCTGGCTTAAGCCGAACGGAACGCCGCGTTCATACAATGCCAAGAAGCCGCCGAGTAAATGCGAGCCGTTCTGCGTATACGCCCACCCGAAGCACGTTATATCTAACCTCGCCTGGAATAAGATTAAGCTATCAGGCGAACCCTGGAAAAAGGTTGAGCGCAACCCACACCAGCGCAGAAGCGGGCGGGATGCCCTGGACAGAAACGCAACATCCTCTTGGGGGCTCGCTGGGTACGTCAA